GGTCTCAATTTATTTTATAATTTTTCTTTTTATTTTGTTACCATATATGGTCTCATTTTATTTTATTTTTTTATTTTCTTATCTATTATGGTCTCATCTTATTTTATTTTATTATTTTTATTTTTGTTACCATATATGCTGTCATTATTCTTGTTATAGTTGATATTTTTAAGACGATAATGGTAACAAGACCATATTACAATGAATTATCAATTATTATATATTATTTTATAACCTATTATGGTAACAAAATAATAAAACCTGGTACAAACTTGATACTAAGTTTGGACACTATATAAGTTTTAATTTTTTCAAATAAATTTTACTGCTAATTTGTAGTTAATAAAAAAAATTAATTAATTTATCATTTTACTTTTGTATTCTTCCGTCTCTTTATATATATCATACCCACGTGCTTCAACTCTTTTCGATATTACTTTATATTGCATCAATAGAGAGACTACTTGCCAAGGCAAAATATTATTTATCGTACTTATTTTCATAATATTATTATTATCATCTTCATAATCTTTTAATATTTGACTATCTTTTTCTTCGCTAAAATAAAATTTTTGTTTAAGTTTTTTTAACTTTGGCTTTGGATTTTCTTCAATTACTATATTTCCCATTACTGCATTTTCAATTATTAAATTTTTTAATTCTTTTATTTCTATTTCTCTCCATTTAAAACCAACAAATTCAATTACACCTTTTTTTGTTTTCTCTACATAGTTTGAATTATTAACTATATTAGACGTAATAACATCTTTAAATGTTTCTATCGTTATTTTATTATCAAGTATATATTCCCTATTTTCTTTTTTGAATTTATTCCATATTTCTGTTGATGTCATTTTATTTTCATCATCATTTACATATTCAATATTATTGTTCCACCATTTTTTTATTATATTATCAAATTGAATTTTTTCATTTATTATATCATCTGAAATTAACGATAATATTTCAAGTAAATCATTATCAAGATTCTTTAATGAATTATTTAATACATTCATACCTCTTCTTAATTCACTAGCTCTATCTTGTAAATTATTAATCTGTTTTTTTTGCATTAAACTTTTCTCTCTATATTTTTCTAATTCACCATCTTCTTTATCAACACTTTTTGTTAATCTATAGAAATCATTACAAATTGACCAAGCTTGACGTAAAATATTTCTTGGATCTTTATGTTCTAAAAGGTTATTTATAAATAATATACATTTCGCACCAACATCTGTTGTTATCCATTTTGTCATTATTGGAAATTTATTATAATCACTAATATTCGTATTTAGAGAGACCATCCAAGCAAATTTCATATTATCATTTGTTGTCAAATCTGTTTCTATTTTTATTACTTCTTTTTTTTGAACACTACCTGAATAATTTTTTGAATCTACCAAAATATTAAAGTCTTTAAAAAATAAATGAAAATCACCTTTATGACCTTGTTTTGCTTTATTTTCAATTCTATATTCAGTAAAATCCTTAAATGTATCAGCTAAGGTTTCAAATATTTGTTCACCATCATCTCCTATAGAAATTGACGATTTATTACTTGTTTTATTTATTAATTTTTCTGCTTTATCAAATACCTCTCTGTTTAATTGATTTTGTTTATCTTTCTCTTCTAATAACAAATCGTACTTCTCTTTTAGTTTGGTTAATTCTTGATTGAGAGAAACCGAATTACCTTGTTTGTAAATCTCTATTTGAGATAATGCATTTTCAAACTTTTTATTTAATTGTTCTACTTGTGTTTCATACATTTTTGTTATTTTTTCATTCATCAAGAGAGAAGTTTTTCTCTCGTTTATTATTTCACTATTTAATTTTTCTATTTCTTTATTACAATCATTTCTCACTTTTTTAAATATCTCGTCACTTGTTGAATTCATAACTAACTTTCTACCTTCACTTAGGCTTTCGCTTCCTATTTTTAACATCATATAATTCTCTTCTGGAGAGAAAGTACTCAATATTTCTGGTATTATTGCATCACTCGGCAATGTTATATTTATTATTTTTAATGACATAATAAATATATTATAATTGTATTTATATAATTATATTAATACATTTCTTTATCTATTGTTGTGACATCAGATATTTTTTTAATTATTTTATTCTCTTTTTCATCATCATTATCCCCTTTGCCACCCATAGCTTCAAATACTAATTTATTATATTGGTCAGCAACCTTAGAAGTACTTTTTAAACAATCAGGATATTTAGTTCTAAACTCACTTAACATCTTTATATTTTTATGTGCTACATATTTAATAGCTTTTCGCAGTTTAAGTTTTTCTTCGTTTTCCTTTTCCCATTTATCCTCATCTTTAATATACATTACTTCTCTCTTTGAATCAGTACAATGAACAGGTCTTTTATTTTCATCTAACGCTTTTAGATTAGAAGTTATTATATTTGATATCCCTTCTACATAACCAATTTTACCAACCTTTTCTAAATCTGACATTTGTATTTTTATTGAATCTACAAAGTCCATTATATTTATTGCATCCTTACATGTTTCATTCAAAAAGAATTGAAGGTTAAATGTTTTATTATTTGAATTTGTGTTATGCGAATTTGATATATTATGAGTACCATTTTTTACCAATTGGGCATTTTGTTCTATCAATTGTGTATTTTGTTTTATTAACATCATAATCAATTCTTTATCATTTGTTATTTCACTATTTTGCGTATTACATTTTTTTTTGTGCCTCCATAATGTAGTGCGACTATTTAATAATTTACCACAAAAACATATGAAATTTTCAGCAACTTCTTGTTTCATATTTGTTTCATTTTTTTTAATTTTATGTTTATCAGTTGACAAATGTTTATCAAAACTACTTTTTTTACTGGTATTATAGTGACAACATTCACAAATAAATTTTTGAGCAACTTTGAGCAACTTTTCTGTTTCATCTTGTTTCATATATTGAAACAAGAAAAGTTTCTAAATATTTATCCGAAAAAAATATTGAAAAATAAAAAAAATTATCGTCACAAATTTTAAAAAAATATTTCAACACTGACACGCTAAATTTTTTTATGGTCTCACATATTTTCATTTTTTTAAATTCCAAGATATATTTCTATTTTTCAAAAATGGACAAAAATAAATGTCCAAAATCAAAATTCTGAAAAAAGTCTTGGAAAAAAATATTCGATAAAATTAAATAATAAATTTCAAAAGTAACTTAAAGAAATTTATTTTTCAATTATAACTTCTTTTGCAATATTTTTTATTATTTTATCTTCCTTTTCGTCATCATTGTCTCCTTTGCCACCCATAGCTTCAAATACTAATTTATTATATTGATCAGCAACCTTAGAAGTACTTTTTAAACAATCAGGGTTCTTCATTCTAAATTCACTAAGCATTTTTGTATTTTTATGTGCTACTTTTTTAATTGCTCTCCTTAACTTCATTTTAGTTTCATTTTCTTTTTCCCATTTATCCTCATCTTTCACATACATTACTTCTCTCTTTGAATCAGTACAATGAACAGGTCTTTTTGTTTCATCTAATAAATTTAAATTTTTCACAATTATATTTGAAATACCTTCCACATAACCAATTTTACCGACCCTTTCTAAATCCGACAATTGTATTTTTATTGAATCAACAAAATCCATTATATTCATCGCATCTTTACAGGTTTCATTCAAAAAGAATTGTAAATTAAATGTTTTATTGTGTGAATTATTTATACTATTATTACTATTTGTTATTGTAGTATTTTTAGATAATTCACAAATTGTTTTATTTTGTTCAATTAATGTTTTGTTTTGCTCTATTAATAAATTTTTAAAATCATCATTTTGTTTTATTAACTGAATAATTATACTAGTATCAGTAACATCAATATTAGTATTTATATTTTTGTTATCTATTGACTCTTCATTTTGTACCATACATTTTTTTTTATGTCTGCAATAACTAGATTGATGTTTAAAATTCATATTACAATTTTTACAAGCATATTTTTCATTAGCTGGCATTAGCCCTAAATTAGCTTTGTGGTGTTTTGATGTCATCAAATGCTGATTCCAACATGATTTCTTATAGCATCCATAGTCACAATTCACACAATAAAAAACGAAAGGCATATTTAGCATATTTTTATTAGCAAGCATTAGCTTTATAAAGCTAAAGAAAATATTCCTTAATATTTATCCAAAAAAATAGAGTAAAATAAAAAAAATTATCGTCACAAATTTGAAAAACTTTTTTCAGTATCCAGAGCTTAATTTTTTTTATGGTCTCATTTTTTGTATTTTTTATTATTTATTTTTTTTTTCAAAAGTATTTCGGGATTTCAAAAATGGACATTTATAAATGTCCAAAATCGATTTATAGAAAATAATCTTGGATTTTTAAAAAATATGAAATAATAATAATAAATTGCCAAAGTAACTATATAATTATCCACAACATGGGTCACATTATGAATATATTCAATGGTGTCGTGCTTAATATCAATTAGAGTGTATTCCTATTACTGGAAAAATAAAGCCAGTCTTGGCGCCCATATTAGAAATTATAAATTCAATCCTATCAATAAGTCAACTGGAAATATAGTTATTACTACATCAATTTAACTTAAATTTTATATAAATTCTTTATATTTTATTAGGAAGTGGATATGATATTAAATAAATTATTAGTTAATAATTTTGCCTGGATTACCAACAACTTTTGAATTTGGTAAAACATTTCTAATAATAACACTTCCTGCACCAATAATGCTACCATATCCTATTTGTAAATTTTCTATAATAGTGGAATTTGCTCCAATGAAACAAGAATCTTCAATAATAACTCTTCCACATATAACACTACCGGGACAAATACTTGAATGATTACCGATAACACTTTCATGATCTACATTACAATTTGTATTAATAATACAATTTTCCCCAATGATAACCTCTGTTTGAATTACTGAACCAGCACAAACAACAGAACCTTTTTTAATAGTAGCATTTCTTGAAATTATTGAATTAGGATGTATTAATGTATCCCAATTCAAAAAATTATAGTTTTCAAATATAAATTGTCTAATTTTATTGTTACCAATTCCAATGATATAATAACATTCAGAATCATTCACTATTTCATTTACTTTGCCAAAAATTGGATAATTATAAAATAAACCAATAATATTATCATCATAAAAACCAATAATTTCATAATTATGTAATGATAATATAATATCAATTAAAATTTTTGAATGACCGCCACAGCCAATAATTATTATTTTTTTTACCATTAATATATAAATTTATATTAATAAATATTTCTAAATATTTATTAACTCTTTTAATATAATTCTCAATCAAATTCTGGAGATAAAAATTGATATGTTTTACATATTTTTGTTGTTTTTCAAAAGATATACTTATTATATAATTAATAAAATTAAATTTATATACATATCAATTACACTTTCAGTAACTGCTAAATTTAAAGGTAAACATATAATCTTATTAAAAATACTTACACTAATATTATGTGTTCCATCTAAAGGAAAATAATATTTTTTAGCTTCTATTTTACTAGCAATAAAAAAATCAACTAATATATCGTGTTTAAACAATAATGGTATTGTTGCCATTAATGATTCATCATAATTTGCGTAATTTTTATAAATTTTAATATGATCATTTAATTTATTTTCATCAAGTTTTTTTATAAAATATTTCATGATATTTTTACTATGTTCATAAATTATTGTTAAATTATTTAAATAATCAGATAAATATATTGCATTTATTTCAGACATTTTATAATTTGATGCATTAATATTAAAATTATGTCTATTTGTATTTGTAAATCCAAAACAAATTGCTTTTTTCATACTTTCTAAATATTTATTGTCAAATACAATAAACCCCCCTTCACCAAAACCAATTGGTTTTGTGTGATGTAATGATACCATACAACCATTGCCATAATTCAAATGATTTTTTCCATTATACATTGTATATGATGATGCCGCATTGTCAAATAATAATATTTTATTATTAATTTTACAAAATTCTTCATATAATTGTATATTTGTTGAACAACCAAAACAATTAGTTATTAATATACCATCATAATCATCTTTTTTTTCATCTAATATTTTAATATTAGGACCCATATTTTCATCTAAATCTATTACTATACTGTCCATTAATAATCCTTGAACAGAACATGGAAAAGTGAATGATTGTACTGCGAATTTTAATTTTTTTTCATGATATATATTCATTCCTCCAACTAATGCATTTATTCCCATTGCTCCATTACATACCATTAATACTTCTTTATTTTCATCAAGATTAAACATTAATTTTATTTTTTCTTGTAATTCAATTACATTTTTACCATTATTTGTAAAATGACGACTAACAATACATTCATTTATTTTTTTTGTAATATTTTCGGTATTTATTTGTTTATTATTTACCCAACTAATCATATTATATCATAATATAATAATTATATTATAATAATTATATTATATTTAAACAAGTTAAAAATTTCTATTTTCATTTTTTCCTGTATTCATATAATGAGTTATTGCTTCATCATCCGTGATATTTTGTAAATCTTCATTTAATTTTTTATAATTTTCCACTAAAAAATTAGAAGGTAAAATTATTTTATATAATCTATTTTCATTACAACCATTATATAACCAGTGTTGAACTAAATTAATTTTACTCAATATAATATCATCATTTAAAAGTATTTTTAAATCAGCATTTAATTTTAAATATGTAAATGGATCAAAATCAATATAATTACAATTAATTAAAATAATTTTTAAATATATATCAATATAATTGTCATTTTTGTTATATTGATTATATCTTTGCAAAAATTCAAAAATGGTAATATAATCATCTTTTTTATTTATTATTGAATTATCTAAGTAATGTAACATATTGATTTTAATTATTTTTTCTAGTTTATTAACATTTGTTAATGGATATTTTAATGAAATTATATTAATATCTAAAATATAAGAGTTTAATAATTCATTTATTTTTTCATTATTATTAACTAAAAGTTTATCATATAAATTTATAGATAATAATGTTGATTGAGCATACTCTAATCGCTTATATAATCTATCTACATATTGTCCACATTTGTTTGGTTTTATATTATTTATTAATAAATTAATAATTTCATTATTTGTAAATGATTGTGGTATAATTTTTGTAAATCTATCAATAAAATATTTTGTTGAATCCATCCAATAATGATTTAAATATGTATTTATTTTATTAGTATTATTTATATTACAAAATGTTATTTCTGAATATTTCTTATTATTTATCCATGCATGAGCATTATAGTAACGTTTATTTTTATGTGCATTTACATTTATTATCATTTTGTCATATTCATTTACTTGACCAAAAAAATATTTGTTATTATTATAATTTATAGTTATATCAAATGGAATATTAACCAATGGAACTGATAACAAATCACAATTTAACGATTTAATTTTTTCTTTAAAATTTTCAAATGTTGATTCTAAATGTAAATATTCATCGGCATCAAAAAACATTATATATTCTGATTTTGTGTCTATTGTTTCATTAAATACTTGATTAAGTGGGAAATTATTATCATTCCAAAATTCATCAATATTTCCATTTGGGGGAATAAAATTATAATTAAAATAAGTTACAAAATTTATATCAATATATTGTTGTAAATCATTCTTATAATTTTTATCGGAATTATTGTCAAATAAAAATATATGATCAATGCCTAAATTTTTATAATATTCAACAAAATGAACAATGTTATCTTCATTTTTAAACATTGTAACGAGTGAAATAAATCGTGATTTATATAATCTATTTTCATATTTTCCGGTATTTTTATAATGAGTTATTGCTTTCTCGTCAGTCATATTTTGTAAATCTTTATTTAATTTTTTATAATCTTTTACATTAAAATCTATTGGAATCATAATATACATATATATTTATTATTTAATCTTATATATTTATTTTTACAATTTTTGTATATCAAATGGAGTAAAAATTAGGTTTTGTGGACAGCAACCATCAGATAGTGCTGAAAATTGTAAATTTTAATAGATGGAAATATTGACACCATTTCATTAATACTTGATTCTGCGTTAAAAACAATTAAGAATTTAGGTGTGTAAGTTTATTTTTATTATTTTTAATATGTATATATATATAAATATGAAAATAGGAATATTAGGTATTCAAATGCCTAAAAATAATGATTTTGATATAACTAATGAATTTGATTTAGAATTAATCAATCATTTATTAGGAAATAATACAGGAAATATGTTGTTTTTAAATGCTATACTTTCATTTATTAATACAAATAATAATAGTATTGAAAATGTTAATTACAATAATCATAAATTATATTATGATTGTATAATAATGCCCATGGCTAACATTATTGGTTATCATACTCCTGATAACTCTATAAGTGATTTAATCAAATTTATTAATAAATTTGATTGTGAAATAATAGTTATTGGTATGGGTTCTCAAATATGGTATGATGAATTAATTGTTAATATAAATAATAATATAAATTTATCTGATTTATTAATTACATTTATAAAAACGATATCTAATAGATGTAATAAAATTTTTATTAGATGCGAAAATACAAAAAAAATTCTAAATTATTATGGCATTGAAAATGTAGAAGTAACTGGTTGTCCATCTATATTACTGAACTCAAATAAAGAATTAGGTAAAAATATAAAAAATAAAATAGAATATTTTAAAAATAATATAGATAAAATAAAACTTAATTTGACTTATCAACTTGTATATAGTAATGAGTTTCAAAAAATATGCACTTTATCTGAAATGTATAATGCACCTATTATTATTCAAGATGATTTAGAATTCATGAAAGAAATATTTAATAAAAAAAAAACAATTTTTGATAATAATAGATTCAATTTATTTTATAAAATAGAAGATTGGTTAAATTTTTTAAATGATTATAATACATCAATTGGTTTAAGAATTCATGGAACAATCATAAATATTATTAATGAAAATATAGGTATAAATATATGTCATGATGCTAGAACTCTTGGATTATGTAAAATATTAAATATACCATATATTGAAATTACGAATTTTTTAAAACAAAGTGATACAAATTGTTTAGAATACATTATTAATAATATATTTTTTGATGAAAATATATTCGACAATAATAGAATTATTTTTGCTAAAAAATATAAGGAAGAGTTTGAAAAATATAATATTCCATTATCAGAACATTTAGATAATATAATTTTTAAAAAAATAAATACTAAAACATTTTGTTTATACAAAAATTTAAATGATATATTAAAATTACCTGATGATTTTAAAGAAAGCGAATATAAAAATTTAAATACAGATTTACAATATTTAAGTGTTTCAGAACTAAGAACCCATTATCTTACGAATTATCATACAGAAAATAGAAAATATAAATATGAAAATATTCCAGATGATTTTGACCCAAAAACATACATAGAATTGAATGAAGATTTAAAAAATATGAATGTATTAGAAGCAAAAAACCATTATGAAAATCAAGGTTATAAAGAAAATAGAGAATATAAATATAAAAATATTCCATAAGGTAAAGATTTACAACATATTGCTGATATTTAAGAAACACCGATTACGAAAAATAAAACAATTTTTAAAATAACATTAGTTACATTATTTATATATGATATATATATATATATATATATATGAATGAATTAGAAGCAACAAACAACTATTTACGAGACGGAATAACTGAAAATAGACAATATAAATATACTTCACTCCCTAATGATTTTGACCCAAAAACATACATAGAATTAAATGATGATTTAAAAAATATGAATGAATTAGAAGCAACAAACCACTATTTACGACACGGAATAACTGAAAATAGAAAATATAAATGTGATATTTTTTGGTATGAAAAATATATTGAATTAAATAAAGAATTAACGATTACTAATAAAATTAAAACAAATGAAAATAATTATGATAATGATAATGATGATAATTTATTAGAAATAAATTATATTGTTTTTGTATTTCCGCAGTTTCATTCTATACCAGAAAATGATAAACATTGGTTTACAAATTTTACAGAATGGGATAATTTAAAGGGTACAAAAAGTGTTGTTTTATTTCAAGATATAATTTTTCCTAAAAATGAAATAGGGTATTATAATTTATTAGATTTATCAAATAGAAAACGTTATTTAACAATGTGTAAAGAATATGGTATTTCTACATTATTATACTATCATTATTGGTTTCAAGGTAAACCTGTAATGTATAAGCCGTTATTAAATCAAATTGATGATGACGAAAATCCTGAATTACCAGATATTAATTGGTTTGTAAATTTTGTAAATGAACCATGGTCAAAACGTTGGGATGGTGGTAATAATGAGGTATTTTTAAATGTTACTTATGATAATCCAGAAGAACATTATTTATTTTTATCAAAATTATTTAAAAGTAAAAATTACGTTATAAAGGAAAATAAACCATGGATAGCCTTTTATTTATTAGATGAAATACCAAGTTTGTATTTAAATAAATTAATTTCACTTTCTATTTTAGATGGATACGATGGATTAACAATTGTTAATACAAATGGACATAAAAAATATTTAAATATTAATAAGTGTGATTTATCAATTGATTTTCATCCAAATTATGTATCTAAATTATTTCCACTAGATGTAAATTTTAATAAAAGCCAAATATCATTAGATGACAATAATTATATGTATAAAAATAATGAATTTAAAACAGATAAATTTTTAAAACAAAATGATGATATTTTAAATTACTTAAAACAAAATGTCGAATTTAATATAACACAATATTTTGATAATCTTGATTACAATGATAAAAATAATAGAACATTACCAACTTATCTAAAAAATATTAGACAAACTTACGAAAATATAGCTAAAATAAATCCAAGTTATGATACAATACCTGGAATATTTAATAGATGGGATAATACCCCGAGACATAAAGAATTAAATTCCAAACCAACCATTTATATTGATGGTAACATTAATGACTTTGAGCAATTACTTAATATACAAATTAGTAAATTAAAATATACAAAGTACAAGTATTTATCATTAAATGCACTTAATGAATGGGGTGAGGGTTGTGTTTTTGATGAAACAAATTTATATGGTGATTCATATTTAAAAATAATTAAAAAATATAAAAAAATTAAATTTAATGAACTAAATATTAATCATAGTTTTATTAAAAAAAATAAAAAAAGATTGGTAATAGTTTCACATGATAATAGTTTATATGGTGCAAGTAATGTTATTCTTAATTTTCTAAAATATATAGATTCATTAAATATATATGAAATATATTATATTGTTAAAAATACTACTTGTAAAATAGATAATTATAATTTAAATAACACAACTTTTATTTATTTAAAATTTGAAACATTGTCATTATATCATTATTATTATTATATAGATGAATCGATAAAAATATTAAGAGCAATAGAACCAGATATTGTGTTTTGTAATACAATTGTAACAAGTGAATTTTATAGAGCTTCAATAGAATTAAATTTGTATACTATTTTATACATCCATGAAAATATTGGTGAATTTTTTCGAATTGTTAATAATAATCATGAATGGTCTATGTTACCATCAGGTGATATTTTAAAAAAAATAAATACAATATTTTGTGTAAATGAAGACATAAAAAAATATTTGATAAATATTTTAAATATAGATGTAAATAAAATTTATATTAAACCTCCTTTTATAAATACTACACATATTGATAAATTAATTAACACTTCATTTAATTATAATAAAATTACTATTGGTATGTGTGGTTCAGGAACACATAGAAAAGGGTTTGATATTTTTTGTAATATTGCCAAAAAATATTCTAATTTTGATTTTATATGGATTGGTCCTAATCAAGATTTTTTAAACATAAAAGAATTACCAAATAATTTAACTATCACAGGATACACAAATAATCCATACTATTTTCTTAAAAATTTAGATTATTTTTTATTAACATCTAGAGAAGACCCACATCCACTTGTTGTTTTAGAATCATTATATTTAAATATTAAGATTATTAGTTTTAATAATAAAAATATAGGTTGTTTGGATATTATAAAAAAATATGGATTTATTATTAATAATGACAATGATATAAATAATATCGTTATTAATAATACAAATACGTATAATAGTAAAAAATTTATTTTAGAAAATTATTCAATGTCGAATATTTCTCAAGATATTATAAACTATTTGAAAAACATTGATTTTAATAATAATTTAGGTGATTATGTTATACCATGTGAAAGATTTAAATTTGTTGATTTGATAAATATTGATAAAAATATATGGATTAATAATACAAATAAAAATTTTTTAGATTTTTCAGAAAAAAAGTATTTTCATTTTTTTGTAAAAAATTTTTATTTAAATGATAAAAATATAAATGAATATAAAATAAAAAATCATTCGAATAATAATATGTTAGTATTTAACGAAGAATTTTATAAATTAAATTACAATGATATAAAAAACTACTATAGAGAAAAAACTTGTTATGAACATTACATAAATAATGGAATTCAAGAAAATAGATTAAGTTGTATTAACTTTAAAAATATAAAAAAAATAGCAATAACAATTCAGTTTCATAATGTAAAACAAATTAATGAAATTGATAAATATATAACAAATATTATTTATGTATGTGATAAATTAAACTACTATTATTGTACATACATATGTTATACTGATACAATTGAAAAAGAATATATAAATTATTTTTTAAAATATAAAAATATTATATTTATTCCGGTACAAAATTACGGAGCTGATATATATAAATTTACAAAAACAATAAAATATATTATTCAAAGTGGTGAATATTATGATTTTTATTTAAAATTTCATACAAAAACCAATGATAAATGGAGAAATGAAATGTTAAAAATATTTGAAAAAAAAAATTTAGAAGAAATATTTAATATTTTTAGTAATAATGTTATTGGTTGTATATGTAATAAAAAACAACTAAGACTCTTAGCAGAAAATGGGATATGTGAAGATAATAGAATTGAACATGATTATTCTAAAATAATAAATGAAATACTTAAATACAAAGATACAAATTATAAAAATATATATAATTTACCAAATATAGATACAATTCAAAATATAGTACATCAAAATAAAAATGATGTTTTTGATGAAAAATATTATTTAGATAACAATGATGATTTACACGTGTTAGATAAAGATAAATTATATAATCATTTTATTAATAATGGTTATAAAGAATTTCGTTTTTGTAATGAAAATATATCAAATAGACTACAATATCCTAAATATTGTTCTGGAACTTGTTTTATAATAAGAGGACCAATTGTAAATTCTTTTTTAAATAACGATATCGTAAATTATATAAATCAATCAATAGAAAATGTTAATGAAAATGGTTATTTTACTGATGAAAAAATACCAACTATTACACATTGTGTTGAAAGATATTTTGGATTAATGTGTGCTGCTTCAGGTTATGATTTTTATGGATTTTAATAAACTATGGATATATGATTATGTAAAAATAATAAAATTTATTTTTACTAAATCACATAATCCATCTTCAAACTTTATTGTAATATTCCAACCTAAATCTTTCAATTTTTGATTGCTTATGTAATACCTTTGGTCATTATATGGTCTGTCTTCAATATATTCTATCCATTCATCATATTCTTCAGTATTTTTAATCATTTTTATCAGCATTTGGGTAACTTCCATTACAGAATATTCCATACCCTGATCACATCCTATATTATATATTTCACCTACAACACCTTTTTCTAATATACATTCAAATGCCGTCGCTGTATCGTAAGCATGTAAAAAAGCTCTAACGCTTGTTCCCTTACCTTGAATAGTTACCTTTTTATCCTCTTTTAATAACTTTATAAATAAGGGTATCAATTTTTCAGGGTACTGATTCGGACCATAAACGTTATTCCCTCGTGTAATTATTATAGGCATTTTATACGAATGTGCGTAAGACTGAGCAATCAATTCAGCTCCTGCCTTTGTCGCCGCATATGGATTTGTAGGACATAAAATAGATTGTTCTGTTTTATGTTTTTCGTTCACTTCATTTAAAGATTCACCATATACTTCATCCGTAGAAACATGAATAAATCTTTGTATTTTACCATATTTTCTAGAGCACTCTAATAAAGTATGTGTACCAACAATATTATCATGAGTAAATTTGATTGAATCTTCAAATGAATTTTGTACATGTGATTGAGCGGCGAAATGTATTATATGAGTTATTTCATGCTCTTTTAAAACTTTAGCAACTAATGTGTTATCACATAAATTACCCTTTACTAGTACATATCTATCATTGAAACGAATATTTTCATTTATATTTTCTTCACTAGCACAATAATACATGGCATCAATATTTATCATTTTATCTACTTTATTTTTGGGGAAATAATGATTAATAAAATTAGAACCTATAAATCCACAACCTCCAGTAACCAATAAATTTACTTTTTCCTTATTTTTTTCATTTTCTATATCTAGTTTTTCTTTATATTCAATTAAACATTCTCGAACAGAATCTTTAATATTTTTTATTTCAGGATATAACTTTTCTAGTTTACCCGTATTTAAATAATTATTGCTTCTATCTGCTGCCAGAATAGCTCTTTGTTCCTGTTGACTAAAATTTTTCCATGTGAAAAATGGGTCAACTATTTCTTTGTACATTTCTAATATTTCATTGTGACTTACTAATCCAGGATTTGTCAAATTAATAGTTCCTGTATGATTATTTTTCATCATATCTAATACAAATGGTAATAATTCAGGCAATACTGACATTGAATTTGGAACGGAGCAAACCTTTTCATAATTTACTATTTTTGTAATAAAATTTCTTCCATTTTTTTCTCCAGTAATAGGCATTCTAATTCTTAAATTTAAAACATTATTTTCATACATATGCATTAATCTATCAGTAAAACCTTTTACAATAGAATAAGATGAACCAAAAAAATTTGGCAAGCTATCTTCATCAAAGCCATTTTCTTCTTTACCGAATGGATGTTCTTCATCAAACTTAAAAATACACCCTGTACCTAAATAGGTATAATGTATTTTTTTTTCCTTACATAATTGCGCAAGTAATAGTGGTGAATATAAATTATCTCTTACATTTTCAAATAATTTTCCTTCTTGTTCTAAATAGTCAATAGTTGTATATATTTTATCATCAATTTTACCATGTGTTCTTCCAATAAAAGATACTATATGTGTAGGCATAAATTCTTCAATTTCTTTTATTAATTGTTCATTATTATCCGTCCTAGATTTTCCACAAATAAAATCAATATCTGTATTTTTTAGAATATCAACAAATTGCTTGCCAATCCATCCATTACCTCCATAAACTATTATTTTCATTATATTATATTAAAATATTAAATACTAAAATAATTATTATATATTATATATAAATGAGTGTTATTTATATAAAATATAATACAAATACAAATACAAATTTATTTTTATTATGGATTAAGCATTATCTCTTTATGAAAATACCTTTTGAAATAATTTGTGAAGATGATAATTTTATATCAATATATCCTGAGTATGTTAAATATTTAAATAGTAATATAAATGATACTACAAATAATGGTCATTTAATATTAACAGAATATGACTTTATTGTAGGTTATCATAAAAATGAGAATGATGATATGGTTTTATCTAATAATATTGATACAGATTTTTTAGAAAAATCTATTTTAATTGGAAAAGTATTTTCAGTTCATGTTAAAAACGCAACAAAATATACAACATTTGAGATACCTGATTTTATTTTATATAAACATTTAGACCACACAAATTATACTATTGATGGTATTAATATAAATGGAGGACAAGAAATTAGTAATAATATTGTTTGTTTTAATATGAATATTTCAAAGGTTTCATATGAAAAAGAATATTATTATACAGATTTTTTTAATGGTCATAGAACATGTGGTTATAATATTTATAAAAAAATAGCTTATAATATATTTGTAAATAAAGAATACAAATATGCAATTATATGGCATTTAAAATGTGCATGTTCTACTATTAATAAATATATATATAAATATAATATAAATAGTACAGAAGATAAGTATCGCCATGACTTGAGTAAACAATATCAAAAATTTAGATATAATATGTATCTTCAAAATTTTGAAATAATTAGTTTTGTAAGAAATCCATATCATAGATTTATTTCATGTTATATAAATAAGCATATTAATAAAGAAGATGTTAATTATTTAAATGAAACTTCATATAATGATTATTTAAAATATTGTAATGATATTGACTCATTATATAATTTTATTAACTATATAAAAAATGATAAGTATATAGATGAACATTCAAGCCCTATTTCACATTATTACTATAATATTTATAAGTTAAAACCAACAATATATAAAATAGAAAATAATTTAAACCAAACTATTAATGATTTTTTAACAAAAAAACACAATAAAACTTTATGTGATGATTTATTTTTTATGAATATTTCAAAAAATGTTAATATAAATGAAACAAATACTTATAAAAACTATGATTTTAAATTTTTTAATTATAATGATTGGACTGAATTTATTAAAAAATATAATACAATACCAAATTATAATGATATTTTAGACGATCAATTAATTGAATTAATTAATATAGTATATAAAGAAGATTTAAATAATTTTAATTATACTTTACAAAAATCAACGTCATGTCATTTGTTATTATACAATTCAAAATGTAAAAATATTCCAGAAGATTTTGAAGCAAAAACATACATTGAAATAAATGAAGATTTACAAAAATTATCAGAATTAGCAGCAATTGAACATTATAAAAATACGGGAATTTATGAAAATAGAAAATATAAATATGAAAATATTCCAGAAGATTTTGAAGCAAAAATATATATTGAAATAAATGAAGATTTAAAAAATTTTACAGAAAAAGAAGCAAAAAATCATTATGACGAAAGTGGATTTTATGAAAATAGAAAATATAATTATGAAAATATTCCAGAAGATTTTGAAGCAAAAATATATATTGAAATAAATGAAGATTTAAAAAATTTTACAGAAAAAGAAGCAAAAAATCATTATGATGAAATCGGATTTTATGAAAATAGGAAATACAAATTATAGCAATATAATAATATAATAATATAATAATATAATAATATAAATGTTTTCAAAGAAAAAAAATTTTTTTATTCAAAAAAATATACACAATAATAATTATCATTTAAAAAATATAGCAGAATCTGATACAAATAAAGGATATATTAAAATAAATTATAAAAATATTCCTGATGATTTTGTAGCAAAAGATTATATTGAATTAAATAAAGATTTAACTCATATGTCAGAATCTGATGCAAAATTACATTATGAAAATTTTGGTTACAATGAAAAGAGAAAATATAAATATGAAAATATTCCAAATGATTTTATAGCAAAAAAATATATTGAATTAAATGAACATTGTAAAAACATGTCTGAAATAGAAGCAAAATTATACTATGAAAAAGAAGGATATAAAAAAAATGAAAAATATAAATATAAGAATATTCCTAAAAATTTTAATCCAACTATTTACATTTATTTAAATCAAGATTTAAAATGTATTACAGAAACAGAAGCCAAATTACATTTTGAAAATATAGGTTACAAGGAAAATAGAAAATATAAATATAATAATATTCCTGATGATTTTGAAGCAAAAATATATTTAGAAATAAATGAAGATTTAAAAAATTTGTCAGAAATACAAGCTATAATGCACTATGAAAATACTGGGTTAAAAGAAAATAGAAAATATAAATATGAAAATGTTCCCAAAGATTTTATTTGGAGTAATTATTTATTACAAAATGAAGATTTAAAGGATTTGACACCACAACAAGCTATAATGCACTATGAAATTGCTGGGTATATAGAAAAAAGACCATACAAATTTACTCACTCAGATAAAAATATAATTTTTAATAATAAATTATTAGTAATATTTTCACATAATAAAGGGGGAGGGTTAAGTAAATATATTAATGATATTATAAAAAATATAGATATTTTATTACATAATTATAAAAATTTTACTATTATTACAAATGAAGATTGTAATTGTAATCATATTAATCATATGAATATATTTGATATTGATAATTTATTATTTAATATACATGAAAAAAATGTAGATGAAATTATTATTCATATTAATTCATTCGATATATATAAATATAATTATAGTCATATTTTTAAATTAATTAGCCATATTAAAAATACAAATATAAATAGTAAAATAATAATTACTATTCATGATTTTTTTTGGATATTTAATAATAACCAAAATCCATCAATAGAAGATATTGATAATTATGATTTTTCAAAATTAGAAAATATAAAAAATAATGAATTAGTAAAAGATATATTTAATTTATGCGATGATATTATTTTTCCTCTTGATTATATAAAAAAAATTTATACAAGATTTTTTAACATAAAAGATATAACAAAATATATAACTATAAACCATAACGATATATATTATTATAATGTTCAAAGATATATAAATAAAATATATAATAACACGTTTAAAATAGTTTATATAGGATTAATAGATAAAATCAAAGGATATAATTTTGTTATAGATAATTTATTAAACATCACTAACTTAAAATATAATTATGAGATATACTTTATAGGAAAAATGCGTAAAAAAATTTCTAATAAAAACATTAATTCAAATATTAAACTAATATATTTAAATGAGTATTCATCTGATGAACAATTATTTAAAATATTAAATAATATTAAACCTAATTTATTATTACTATGTAGTACATATTATGAAACTTGGTCGTATGTATGTTCCTTATTATTAAATACAGGATTGCCTATTTTTTATAATTTAAATGTATATTACGAAAGATTAAAAAATATTATAAATACAGAATCGTATGATTATTATGAAGATAAAAAAATAATACAACAAAAATTTAATAAATTTATAGATTATTTAATATATGAAAAATCTGATGAGTATAGATATATAAATATACAAAATAATTTTTATATAAATCATAATTATGAAAATTTTTATGATAAAAATTTTCAAAAAAATATAATAGAGTGTAATAATTATGAGAAATATATTATAGATTTTAAAAAAAAAGAAACTGATAATATTAAAAAAATTCATGACAAAATTTTATTATTTGCTATGTATTTTCCACAATTTCATCAAATAAAAATAAATAATTATAAATTTTATGATGGTTATACTGACATGGAAAATTTAAGAAAAATAAAAAGAAATAACAAATTAAAAGATAATATTATAACTCCATTGAATAATTATATTGATTATTATGATTTATTAGTAAATAATAATATGTTAACAAGGCAAATACAAATCGCGCAAGCTTTTGGATTAAAAGGGTTTACATTTTATCATTATTGGTTTGATAATAATTATTTTTCAGATAATTCGTATGAAAATAACATAATGGAAACATTCACAAAACAAATAATAGAAATTAAAAATGATTCATTCAGTTATTTTTTAACTTGGCCAAATGAAAATTGGAATGAATTTGTTACTAATGATTTTAATGACATAAATTATTTAAAATGGGATAAACATTTTGATAATTTAAAAAAATATTTTATTGATACCAAATATTATAAAATTGATAATAAACCAGTTTTTACAATATATCATTATTATCTTTATAACAAAAATGTATTAAATGAAATGATAAATTATTTTGATATAAAATGTAAAGACATAGGATTTAATGGTATTTATATTATTTTTTTATTAGGTAGTGATACACCCATTTATGATTTTTCTAATGCATATTTTATTAATACTCCTGCTTGGAAAAATAGTGATATGTTTGGAAATATTCAAACAGAAAATGAGAATATCGTTAATTATGAAAAATATATAAACAATTTTGAAAATGATTTAATTGAATTAGTTCCAAAAAATAAAAATATTATATTAAATATTTTTCCTAATTTTGATAATTATGTAAGAAATTATTTTAAAAAAACAAATATTAAAAATTATACTTATATCAATACAGAAATTGAAAATTTTAAAATATATTTAAAAAAAATATTAAATTATAAGAAAAATATATCTAATATATCTAATATATGTTTAATAAATTCTTGGAATGAATGGGGTGAAAATATGGCAATTGAGCCTAGTAATGAATATGGATTTAATTATTTAGAAATTATTTACGAAGAAATTAAAAATTATGCTATTAATTAACTGAATAAGACAAATCAACTTGCTATTATATTATTCATTTATCGTAATAATGTTAATAATATTAATAACATTAATAACATTAATAACATTAAAAATTATAATACTCCAAATAATCTCTCCATAAAATGAACATAACTTTCATGAATATTTACACAATTATTATCATATGTGTTTTGTAAAAATATTGTTTTATAATTTTGTATAAAAAAATCCAATACAGATGTAAAATTATTTTTAAATGTTAAAAATATTGTACTTGGAACAAATAATGATTTACTAAAAATTTTTTCATATTTATCTAATAATTTTACATTATATCGTGATTTATTATAATACCAATCATTATTAATATTAATATATGAAAACCCTATACTATTACTATTATCATTTTTAAAGTTTAATAACTCTTTTAATGGTTTTGTTAATAGAAAATCAACATAATTATTAAATATATTATTGTCTGATTTTGTATGTAATTTTATAATATAGGTAAAATTTATCATTTTGCTTATTTCATCATATGCTAATAATGTAGGTGTTATATCATTACCAAATTCATTACATGAATATATTATAAAACTATTAAAATTATATTCAGTTATTTTTTCTTTAAATATATCTATTAATTTATAATTTATACAAAATACAATTGAAAATATTTCTATACGTGAGTACATTTTCAGTTTATTTAATAATTCAAATCCTTTTTTTTCATTACCTATAAAAACTAATATTAATAAATCATTGGATTGAAAATTTAAATTAGTCTTTAGTTGTATTGTTAATTTTTTAAAATCTTCATATGTATAACTATTTATTAAATTAACAAAATAACTTAGGTTGTGTAAATTATTTTTATAATTAATCAATATATTATTTTTTATATTTTTTAAATAATCTATATTTTGAAATATATTAGACAATTGTTTGAAATGAAAAATATGGTTATTAAAATTTTGTTCTTTTACATAATTAATTAATTCATTATTCATTATATTATTTAAATGTGGATATGCTTCTCTCATAAATTCTAAATCAACATCTATTACATTAGGTACAGAACATAATGTTTTATAGTGATTATGATTTGTTAAAAAAATTAAATTACTATTACATTTAGCCTTTAAATATATATTTTCGTCAATTTCAATTACATTTATTACACGTTGTTTCCAATTATTGTCTTTTAACCAAAAACAATGACCACCTAAACTATTTGGATTACAAACTAACTCGGTAGAAAAATCAAAAGCGCTATCCCAATCAGCGACTAGTCCAATTTTAAAATCCAGCATATTTTTAGAAAAATACACATCTTCTGGACAATATTCTAATCTTGATATTTTCATGTGATTCATTATTCTTGAATTTAAGATAGTATCTTGTAATTCAATTGTTTTAATTACATCTATCATTATTTTACGAGTTCTTAAACTAAACCCCCCATTTCCTACATCATTATTATTATTTCCACTTTTTTTAATAAATGGTGCGCCTATATAATCCCAATAAATAAAATCTTCTATATTTTTTTTAAAAATACAACTATCTTCTTGATATATTAATATTTTATCACCTTTCAATAATTCCCAAAATTCAATTGTACATAAAAAATTACTATATTCATTTACAGATAAATTATCATGGTCTAGTTTTATTATTTTTATGTTTGTATTAATTTCTTTACATAAATTATTAATAAATTCATAATTTATATTCCCACATATAATTGTATGGCTCCATTTATTTCCTAATTTATGAATTGTGTTTCTTATTATGAATTCTAAATGTGGAAATATTCTAAATTCAATTAATACAGCTTCAAATAGTTGATTTAATTGAATGTCACATAACTCCATTTTGCGAATATATTCAATGTAATTTAAACACAAGTTTCTGTATTCTTCTTTTTTATTAATACCTGAACTAGTAATAACTCTTTGTTCTGATCTACTTCTTGGTTCTGGTCTACTTCTAGTTCTTATTTCTGGTCTAACCCTTGGTATTTTTATTGTACCAAAATTCATTAATATAATAATAAATATTTAATTTTACAAAATTTATTATTATATATTGAATGGTGTTATTATTTTACCCATTACCCATTATCCTTTTCCTTTTGCCATAAAGTTAATACGATTATAACATTCTTTATCGTGAACTAATTCAACCATTATTTTATTTAATTTAATGCACTATTCCAATTAAATAATATGGTATCTAATGTTTTTTCAACAGGAATCAAATTAATATCTGTATCATATAAATTACTATTATTTAAAGCAAATAAAGCTTTTTGTTCATTTGGTAATGAAAAATCAATATTAATATTTGCAGGCACTTTTGAATTATTAATTGTTTGAGTCTTAATTTTACCTAATCCTGTGATAATAGTTTGATGTGTACCATCTCCATTCAATATTTCATAAGCATTTGGAATATTTACAACAGTATAGTTTGTTTGAATTTCACTATTAGTAAATAATATAGCTGCCATTTCAGCAGCACCAGCTACAGTTAAAGGAGTGATTTGTAATGTAAATTTATTATCGAATGCTATTTTTTTTGTCCATTGAATATTTCCGCTAACATCTAATAGTAAATTTGATTTACTAACCTTTTGTAATACATTGTTAATTTTATCTCCAAGTGTCACTAAAGGAATAGACACTTGTGAATAATAAAACTCATCTGCTTTAAAGGGAAAATTTACTAGATAAACATTTCCTGGTATAGAAGAATAATTTACTAATTTGCTATAAACATATTTCAATAAATATATTTCTATTGTATTATTGTTATTCATTTGATATACATCATATATATTTATTATGCTACCAATTACTAATTTATTTTGTATTATAACAGATCTATTTGGTAAAATAACATTACCTATATTTATTACTATATTACCTGTATGTATATTAGTATTAATTCCTGAATTGGCTTGTAATATCTCATATTGACCACCTAATTCTTGTGTATAACTTATAGTAAAGATTCCATTATTATGGTTGATTAATTGTATATATAATTTGGCATCATTTGATAAATTAATTAAATCTCCAATTGTTCCATTGTATATTATTCCGTCTTTTTGTGGACCATTTTGCGAAGCTACATCAGGGTTGGTAGAACGTAATTCAGTTAACTTAATTTTGGACCCAGTTATATTGATTGATTCTAGAACATTATTTTTGGAAGCATTATTATAATCAGCAAGTTGTTTTCTTGTAGATAATGTTGAAAATGTAACATCATTCAAGTTATCCATACCTTGAAAGGGGTTATATATATATTTATTTTGAAGTTTTGTATTACTAATTACAGAAAAATATCTCTTTATTAAATCATTTGGATTATCATTAATATTAAATGGAAAGCTGTTAGAAACAAATTGTGAAGCTTGTGTGGCATATAAATAAGGTGGTGCATAAACGAAATAACTTAAGGTATCACCAATCGTATCTTTAGTTACTGTTAAATTTATATAACCATTATTATCAAGACCTGTGCTAGTTATTAATTTACCATTTTTTAAACCTGATACAGAATCTTCCAAAATACTATCATCTGAATAAAAAATAAGTGAAGGTTTTGTTTTATAATCATTTACAAAATATACTCTTGTATAGTTCAACAAATATCTAATTTGGTATACTACATTGTTTGTTGATTTTATTCCTCTAGAAATTATTTTTGTTGTAGGATTAAATGTATATAACAAATAATTAGCTAATGTTGTAGTATTTACAAATGTTGGTATACTATTGATAGTTCTAGTTATCTTAACATTATCTCCAACTACATTAATATTCATAACATATTTATTATTTTCTATCAAATTATCAGATAATCTAGAAAATAACATTTTAACTGAATTATTAATAGAAATTGTATTATTAAAGTTAATCGAATGTTGTTTATTTACATAAATTCCCCCTGAAATATCTGAAACATAAGTATCTGTTGCTGTAGATATATCAGGCCTTGATATGACAACATCATCAACACATCCACCAAATCGTTGAGTACTACTTGACAAAGTTCTAATGCGAACACGTATGTCTCCACTTCCGTCGCCAGTATAAGTAAACGAGCTTGGTGTAAGTGTAGGATATCCAGCCCATGCTCCGGGATAGTGTGTTTTAGTTGCTAATATTGTATTATTGGTACGAAGAATTTCGAAAACTATACCATCAGACGTGGTATCTCCTGTAGCTTGAGATGGATTCTGATAAACGGCGGGGCCAGCCTTGTAATTTATTGTATATTGTGTATTTAATATATTACTATTTGAAACAGCATTTGTTTGTGTAATCACGTTATCGACCCATAACATAACAACGTAGTTTGGAGTATTTGTACCACCTATAGTGTTTGCAATATCGACGATATGAACAGAACCACCGCCACCTTTATTCCATCCTCCCAAATTTGCATTGAAAGCAACAACTAAATTAGATTGAAATTGTGCTCCGTTGAAAATTCCATTTGTGATACTATTCATATTATTTGTGCTTAAAATTTGTGTTGTTATAGGTGTAGCTATAACTTGTGCGGAAACCAAATCCTTTCTTACTATTTTATAACTTTGAGTTACATTATTATTGGAATAACCTCTATAATAATCAATAATTACCTTTTTGGTATTAGGATTGGAAGAATATTCTAATGTACTAATATAATTTGGTGTACTAGCAGAGCCAACAAGATTAACTGATATTTTATCAGATTTAAGACTAAAATATAATAACTTATTCTCTTTTATATTTGTATAATTTATTTTAACACCATCAGACATATCAATTTTACCAGATGAAATTCCATTTAAATAACCTTGACTAACACTTTCATCACCTGATTTTAATAATTTAATTAAAGGATTTGTTCCCAATATTTTATTTATATTAAAAAGAGGTTTTATATTTTTTTCAATTATAAACGGAGCAAAATATGTAGTTGTATCAAATGTAAATGTCAAAATTTTGTTACTATTTTCATATACATTTATTGTTATTGTGTAAATATTTTCATTTACTATAAAAGTATAATCTACTAATAAATTTAATTTTTCACCAGTAGAAGGTAAGGTTTCAGTTATAAAATCATTTGGATTTTTTAATAAGTCTAAGGATAAATTATCTGATATAGGATAATTATAACCTTCTACATTTAATTTTAATACATCTAAATTAACTGCTAATGGAATTGCGTATTCATAATCTAATAATTCTAATGATTGTTGAGTATTACTTGATACTTGTGGTACTAACACTATTGAAATATTATAATTTAATAGGTTTAATGATAATGATTTTTGTGATGTCGAATAATATGTATCAATATTCGTAATTTCATTACCTAAATTAGTCCAATTGTCATTACTATATACTTTTTCTTGAAGAATACCATTTAAATGTGTTAATGAGTTTTTATCTATTGTAAAATTTAATAATATTCTGTTATTATTATTGTTATTATTGTTATTATCTACAAGAGTAATTTCATCAGTTGATTTATATTGACTAGTAAGTTGTTGTGATATAGAATTAGCATCAGAAGTGATTATAACTTTATCTTTTGAAGTAGTAATTGACGATCCATCATAGCTTATATTGATTATTGTATCCGTTGTATAATATAAATATGTTGTAATTACTGAATTTAATAAAGGGGTTGATAGTAAAATATTACCAAAAACAGACAAAGGAAACATAAATTGACTTTGATAATTTTGTGATAAAACATATTTTACCATTTGATATTCTTTATTATTAACACTATCAAACACATTTGGTAGTTTTTCATATTTATATATAATTGGTGATTCGTTATAATAATCTATGGATTGTTTAGTAATTACGCTATTTATCCTAGTTCCATTATCACTATAACTAATATTTACACTTTCAAATAAAGTAGTAGTACTATTTGCTTCAGAATAAGATGTGTACTCTAATGAAACATTTAAAGATTCATTATTTGTTATCATTGATACACATTTATCAAATAAAGGAAAATTACTAGGATTTGAAAGTACTAACAAAGAGGACATTAAATACTCATTCTCATAGTGTGGGTCAAAATATAAATTCCACTTTTTATTATTAATCACTGGAGTAATCGTGTCATGAATTAATAAATCATTATTTGTAGTTTGAATATTTAAATCAGATATGGTTTTACTAGTTAATTTTATACGAAGTGCTGATTCATTTGATAAGTTAACCAAGTTAGTAACAGTTGTTTTAATATCTAATGCTACAGGAGTAGGATTAGGAATAGGTATTTCATTATTTTCCAATGGATACATAGACATATTATCAATTTCATAAGTTGGATAAACTTTAATTAATTTAATTGAATTATTAACATTTATGTTTGTATTCATACTAATATCACTATAATATTGACTTAAAGATGAATATAAAGATGCGCCATCAGAATCTGCTGTAGAATCATATTGTCCATAACCGGTTGGTAATAAATATTTTTTTAATTCATATGAGACATCCTTTGTTGTTTTTAATTCTGTATTTAAAGTATCATAATCAACGATTACTTCAAAAGTATCACTAGATGTATTTATATTATTAACACGATTATTTGATGCATCAAAACTTAATTTAATTTCTCCATCCGTGTTATAATCTGTTGATGACAATTTTTCACCATCTGAAGATAAATGTAAATAAGTTAAATTATCTTTACCACTATCATCTATCTGACTAACTTCTCCACTATATATTTCACTAACATCTTGAGCTGATAACACAATATCATACAATAAACATTCATCCATTAATCCATTAAAATAAGCATCTTGAAAGAAGCTTTTTCCCAAATAATTTAGATTATTTTGAACCAATGTAGGATATGATTTAGTATCTGTTGTATTTAAAACACCATTAATATATGTTTTCCATTGTCCATTTGGATTTATTGTCAAAACTAAATGTGTCCATACATTATTATTATAATTTACATTATCACCAGCTACTGGTGTTATATTCATATTTAATTGAGGGCGCAATAAGTTGTTACCACCATAATTTACAGTTATATCTACATCATTATCATTTATTCCATTTCCATAGTTCATTATTCTTGCCCAAGCTCCACTATTATTTGATTTAAACCAAATGGCAAAAGAAAACCCTTCAGAACTATAAGTAAATGGAGTTTGTTGTAAATATTGATTTGAACTAGCATTAAATTGCAATGAACCATTTCCCCTCTTGTAATCTGTTGTGTTAATGGATAATCCATTCATTAAAGTAGCATCATAAACAGGAGTACCACTGGCATAATTTGCTACTTTGTTTCCTTGAATACTATCCGCATCAAATTTATAATACGCACGTAATTTTGATTTAGCGGGTAAATTAGTACCAGTAATAATGATGCCATCTAATGCTTCAATTTTCATAGGTTGTTGATTTATTTCTAACTTATGAGTTAAACTAGCTACATTTTTCACATAATCAACGTTATCTACAATTGTGGTATTATCAAATGACGCATAAGTATTATTTGAAGCATCAGAAAAATTAAAACCAGCATTGTTTACTTTGGTAATTTCTACTAACAAACCATCTTCATCATTTAAATTATCAGTATCATCGACAAATAATTGTTTATAATTATCTATACTAAGACTTGAGGGTAATAAATTATTATTTCCATCGTTAAACAATCCATCTAATCCTGCAATGCTACCACTTGGTATAGTATTTTCAGTTACTATGCTAAATGTTACGCTATAATCATCAATTACACTATTACTATATAATGAAGGTATATCTTTAAATATTGTATCAATTGACATGCTATCATTATATATATCATAAATGTTTAGTCTATAATTTTTTAATCTTATCGATGTTGATTCAAAATCAGAACGATTTCTAATATATATTTTACTTAATGATACACCAAAAGTACTAGTAAATGTTATAGTTAATATTACATTACTAGAAGAACCAGAAGCAAAAAAAGTGGTTTTATCATTATCAAACAATTTATTAAAGTCATAAGCTGGATTATAAAAATTAGGAGTTGTATTTATTGAAAGTGTAAAATCTGTTTGATAAACTAATTTATTATTATTACTATCATATAAAGCTAATTCTGAGAAATTCAACCAAGGATCAACCATAACAGCAGGTGATGGTAATTGTGAAATCACAAGAGTTTTAATTAAATAATTAGGGTTTTGAATAGGATTTGAATTAGTTAATACAATATTTTTACCAGTTTTAATATAGTCAATTCTTAGTGGCATTAAGGAAGTATCTTCTGATTGATTAATAATAATTTCGGCTGGGTCTACAACAAATTTAAATGTACCAAATTTTGTGTGATCTAATGGTGTATTATTTGGTTGCGGTTGAATACCAATTAAATTAGTAGTAACACAATTATTTAATGAAATATCATGTACTACTAATTGTTTTGTACTTTCATCTTCAGTAAAATATTTTGTAGTATTTTTTCCTAAAGCATATAAATTATTATACGAAACATCTTCATAAATGTTTAATAACCCTTTTTCGTTATTTTGATTATAACCAGTATTTACCGCCATTTGTAATAATTCAAAGCCATTTTCATCAAATGTTGCTTGAAAAATATTATTTGTAGAGTTAAACGGACCTAAATTTTTAGTTGATTCAATTTTTAAATAATTATTTAAAAATGGTTCATTTGAAGCATCAGTTGAAATAAACGTATTTATATTATTTAATTCTTCATCTACACCTATTAATAAGTCATCAACAATAATTTCACTTTTTTTTGCAATTTCATTATAATTTGCTCCAATAGCAAAAGTTTGAGAACATATTGAACCATCAGGATCAGTAAATTTTAAATTTTGTCCTGGATTTAAAAGTTCACCATCTTTTACAAATGTATTAGTATTGTTACTATTTGGTAGAACTCCATTAATAAGACTTAAACAAATATCTGTTTCATTATTTCCTGTATTATAATTTACAGGAGATATGTTTTGTTCATAATATTTAGTTGCTGTTATATTATCTTTTAACAAATATTGAGTTGCCATTTATATTTAATTGATATAAAAAAACCATTTAGAATAAAATTATTTAGTATAAATATTTGCTAAAATAAATAATATTATAATAATTTATAAAATGTCCTTGATAACATTTAATACTAGTTATAAAAAAAATCAAAAAAATAATGTTGGTGTATTGTCTAATTATAATATACAACAACAAAATCAACAAATTCAACAACAAATTCAACAACAAATTCAACAACAAAAACAAAAACTAATTCAACAACAAAATGAACAAAAACTAATTCAACAACAAAAACAACAAAATGAAGAAAAAAATTTATCTATTACAAATAAAATTAAACAACAATATCTTAATAAAAATAAAATATAATTGACTATTATTAAGTATCATGATTAAACCTCCAAAAATATTTAAGGGTAATATAAAAAAAAACACAATTATTAATAATGTTAATACCATAAAAGAAGAAAAATTTAATCTAGAAAATTATGTTGTTGAAAATATTTCAATCATAAATGATTTACAAAATTTAGAATTTATAAATAAAAAAATAAATAAAATTTATGTTATTAATTTAAATACTAATAATACACGTAAAATTTATATTGAAATTATAATGAAAAAAATGAATATAAATTTTAATTTAATAAGAGTAAATAAATTAACTGATAATCCATTCAAAACCATGTCAAATAGTGAATATGGTTGTTATTTAAGTCATTTATGGTGTTTAAATGATGCGTTTAATAATCATTTTCAAGACATTATTATTTTTGAAGATGATATTGTATTTCATAAAAATTTTAAACAAATATTTTATGATCTTTTTTCATGTAATACATTTGATTTTTTATTATTAGGTGCTTATGATAAATTTTTATCTACAATAAATTATAAAAATATTAAGGACAACCTATATTTTCCTACATGTAATTATGTTTTAGGTGCTCATGCTATTTACTATTCACAAGAAGCAATTGAATATACATTATTTCATAAAAAACAAAATCCTACATATTATGATAAAAATTTAATTGAGATTTTTAATCATTTTAAAAAAACATCGGCTATTTGTTATCCAAATTTATTAGTTGTAGAATTAAGTACTACTGATTTAAATCATAACTATAATTTTTTAAATATACAAAAAGAAAGAAAGTATTATAATATTTCTCAAATTAATTTTAATTTTAATGATTATCATTTTATTTATCTAACATTTTTTTCAGATGATAACAAAGAACAATTTGGATACATTAAAACTCTGGAAGATTATATTGATTTAATATTATCTCATTATTATAAAGATGATTTAATAAGAAAAAATGAAATAAAAAATAGAATTGATTATACTTTTTTTACAAGCGAAGATTTTAAAAAATTAATTATATAATATTATTTACAATCATTTTCTACCATCTCTCTAACTAGCTGATCAAAATTATATTTTGGTGTCCAACCTAACTCTTTTCTTGCTTTTGTACTATCTCCTAATAGTTCTTCTACTTCTGATGGTCTAAAATATTTGTCTGAAATAAAGATTAATTCTTTACCGGTATTTTCATCATAACCGATTTCATTTATACCTTCTCCCTTCCATTTAATATTAAATCCTTTTAAAGCAAATGATCTTTCCACAAATTCTCTAACATTATGATATTCATTTGTAGAGAGAATAAAATCATCTGGTGTTTCTTGTTGTAACATTAACCACATTCCTTCTACATAATCTTTTGCATGGCCCCAATCTCGTAATGAATTTATATTTCCTAGTACAAGCTTATCTTGCTTACCTTTTACTATGTTACCTAATGCTATTGTTATTTTTCTGGTTACAAAATTATGACCTCTTCTTGGTGATTCATGATTAAAAAGAATACCAGAACACGAAAACATTCCATATGATTCTCTATAATTTTTTGTTATCCAATGACTATACAATTTTGCAACACCATAAGGCGACCTAGGATAAAACGGGGTTGTTTCTTTTTGTGGAATTTCAACTATTTTTCCAAACATTTCAGACGTAGATGCTTGATAAAACCTTATTTTATTTAATGAAATACCACATGTTCTTATTGATTCTAATAGTCGTATTGTTCCCATAGCATCTACATCACATGTATATTCAGGCATTTCAAATGATATTTTAACATGACTCATTGCACCTAAATTGTATATTTCTAGTCTTTCTAATAAAGGATATGTATTTTTAATCTCAATTAGCACGCTTAACAAGTTTGAGCTATCTGTTAAATCACCATATCGTAGAATCAATTTATCAAAAATGTGATCTATACGAGTAGTTGTTATATTTGAAGTTCTTCTAATTATACCCCATACTTTATAGTCCTTTTCCAACAATAATTCAGCCAAATAAGATCCATCTTGACCAGTAATTCCTGTTATAAATGCTATTTTTGTCATTATAAAATATATTAAATACCTTTTAATATATTTATATACAAATGTCTTTTGTATATTTATTAGTTTCTAGTGATGATGCCACATATATAGGGGCAACAATTGATTTAGAACGGCGTCTTCGTCAACATAATAAAGAAATAAAAGGAGGAGCTCACGCCACAGGAGCAAAAGTATCAAAGGGTGAAACTTGGGTACGGGCAGCTCATGTATCTGGATTTCCTGATTGGTCAGCAGCACTTCAATTTGAATGGCGTTGGAAGCAACTAAGTCGTAAATTATCACCTAAAATGTTTCCATTAGAGAGAAGAATGAAAGCATTAAAGCAATTATTAGCTCTTGAAAGACCAACAACAAAAGCAATTGCTTACTCAGAGTGGTCCGAACCTCCAGAAGTTCATTTAGAAACGGATGATGCCAAAAAATATTATGAAATATAAAAATATGTAATATTCTTATTTGCTAAGCAAATCACGCATTATCTTAATCTCATTTTCTTGTGTTTGAATAATATTTTTGGCTAATTTGGCAATATTATAATCATCTGTTTTTTTTAATATTTCTTTACTAGTAAGAAGCGCCATTGAATGATGTTCAATCATACCTTCTAAATATTGTTTATCTTTAATTGTTACTTGTTTTCTATATAAATAAATAAATGTTGCCAGTCCAATTATCAAACCAATGTAAAGTTTTGTACTAACTACGCTATATTGATGGTCGTGCATCATTACTTCTAATAATAACATATAAATACCCATTATTATAGCCATATATGCTTTACCAGTGCTGTTTCTAATATCTGATATATTTTCTACCATTATAGAAGGCATTAAAAAATATTGTATTAAAAAACTGCCTATAAACATTACTACCATTGTGTGAGTAATTTTCATTTATAATATGTATTTATTAAAACTACTTAATATTTTAATAAATTAATAGTTAATATACAAATGAATAGTTCACAAAGTTTATCACAAGATATATTTTATGATCTTAATTTTAGTAATAAAATTAGTATTAGCAATGAAAATAGTATTACTGATAGTTTAATTAGTGAAAAATTTATCAGTGAAGAAAATATTAACGAAATAAACACAAAAATTATTTTACCTGAATGGTATGAAGACAAATGGTATGTTACAATTGCGGGAATGTTTTTATTCGTAATAATAGGAATGACCCTTTACATTTTTGTTCAATATTTTTAATAATGTTTTCTAGTTTTATTTTTTCTATTTCTATTTTTATTTCGTAATGTTTTTTTGTTTGTCCCTTTTAAGCCTTTTATAATGAATTTTTTAATGTCGTTTTGTTCAGCATATATCTTATCAATAGTATTTTTATACCAAAAACGAAATTGTGGACGCATTTTTTTAAGGTCATCTACACAAACCCAACGCATTTCCGCCTTTTCAAATATTTTTGTAGTTTTAAATATTTTGGCAGGTAAATGTTTTTGAAGAAAACGTTGATTATTGTTATAATAATAAGGTAACCAATGATTATATTCAAAAGGAAATATATGTGTTCTATATGTGTTATGACCTTCACTTTTATGATCTATATTATATGTGCCATTTTTAGTTAATAATTTACGAATATCATTACTATTACCTAAAAATCCCGTAAATTCTTCTCCTGATTCTCTTATAGCAGTGGTTATAAATGTTTCGTTATTATCTGTTCCACCCCCAAAGTCAGAAAAACCAGGAGCAGTATCTTCGTATTTGCCTTCTTTTCCAAATAAAAAGTATAGTTTTCCATTATGTATTGTTGTAGGTAATATTCCAGCTCCCATTATATAAAATAAAAATATTATTTATTTATGAAAAAGAAATAGTCTGTAAAATCATATCAGATATTTTTTCACCACCAGTTGCGGATGGTTCAATACTCATAGTAAAATCGCTGTTTTGAGTTAAACGATTACTTATTTTTAATACATTGCTTATTTTATTAGTTGGTTCATTGACATATTCATATATTTTGGTATTCCATTCTTTTATTATAGGATGAAATTGTTTATAGGTCATATTATCTGGATAATAAATATCTAACAAAAATATTTTGGCTTTATTCATTTTAGTTTGAATACTTTTTATTAATTTTTTATAAGTTGAAAACATTGGATTTAAAGCGCTTGTATTTGTTGAATCTTGTTTTTGATCCACGTAAAAAGATAATATATCATTTCCACCAGCAGAGAGAAAAATATTTGTATTATTATTATTTATTTCAATAGGTATTTTATCAATTTGCGAATAAATATCAACTATTTTTGAATTATTTTCAGCAAGAGAGAATATTTGCCCATTATTTCTCTCTTCGAGTAAATTATCAATCCCTTTTCCATTAGAAACATACGAATTGTTTTTAAGAATACTATCGCCTAATAAAACAATTGTATTCGAAGTTTTATTTGTTCCAAATGCTTCTTTGAGAGAAATATAAGTAGTCCAATAAGAAACACCAACAATAAAACAAATTAATAAAAATACTTTGAAATAAAAGTAGTTCATATATTTAATAAATAAAAATATTATAAAAATATTATGTTAAAGTGTTACAATATATGAAACAGCATTTGAATAATTAAGATTTGTATTATTAAAATTATTAATATGTGGCCCAAAATTACTATTGTATATGTTAACAACAACAACATTATAACTTCCAACTGAAGCATTCGCAGGTACAATAAAAGAAATAGTATTTGAACTAAAATAAGAAATAACTATATTTTTATAGCTACCAAAATTCACATAGGTTGTAGGATTTGGCAAAAAATTTTTACCTGTTATTATTACATTTGTGTAAGCATTTTTTTTTGAATTATCTACAGATAAATAATATATTTCAGGTGTAAAACTAGGTAAAAACCCTTGACCAAGTTTACATTTTTTTGCTAACGCATAAAGATTGCTCATAATTATATTATTAATATATTAAATTATTAATATATTGAATTATTAAATATTATAAATTTTAATATAAAAATATTAGAATATAATATTATAGAATGTTATTTTATTCAATAATATTTAGTTATTTTGTTGAAAATGTCTTATCTAAAAATACTGTAGAAACCTTAGATTTAGAAAAGTATCAGGGAAGATGGTATCAAATATATGGTGATAATTTTGACCAATTATTTGAAAAATTTGCTAGTTGTATAACAGCGGATTATACATTAGTACCAAATGGAAATGTAACTGTTTTAAATAGTCAATATGAAGATGTAAATGGTATACAACAAATTGAAGGATATGCTTACTATGGTTATAATAGTGACTCAAAAATGTACCCTGGTGAATTAAATGTTCATTTAAATGGAGTTCCTCATGATTCACCATATTGGGTTTATAATTTAGGTCCTGAGAATAGTGAAAATAATGACTATTATGATTGGGCAATAGTGTCTGATCCTTTAAAATTATCATTATTTGTGTTAGCACGAGATGTTGATAGTTATTATGAAAATTATGATAGTGAAGTATTGGAAAAGTTAAATGAATACGGATTTGATAATTTAATATCAGTGTCACATGATAATTGTGACTATGTTCCAGAACCATAAATAAAATATTAAATATTTAAAATTTAAATCTTTAATATTACATAATAAATTTCAGTTTAATGTTAAAAATAATTAATCAAATTATTTAGGCAATAACTTTTAATGTTGCACCACTTTTTATTAAGTAACGCGTAGCATCCGATTCGATAACAATACATCCTTCCGATGGATTACCACCACATCCTCCACAATGAATAAGAAATCCAGACCTTCCACACATGTTATTGGAAGAAGAAGGATATAAATCATATGAATTTATACAACTCTTGAATGTATACATGTTACCTAATGTATAAGTTCCTTGAGGTAAAGGGCCGACACTTTTTTGACACTGACACGATGGATTGTTGCGACAAGAGCCAGATTGACCAGCACAGCAACCATATGTATCAATGTAGCTACCATCATAGGCGACCCCGTAAAAATGATGAGCACTTTGAGAATATGTGTATGGACCACCTGTTCCAGTTCTTAATGTTAAATTACTCAGAGGTGGTTCAGGAGTTTTATCATAATCAAACATATTGTCGGCATTAGTAGCAGAAAATAAAGACAAAAATGTAATCAATAGTTTTGTAAACATAGTTGTTTATAATATTATAATAAAAAATTTTATATTGTTTTATTAATATTTAATAAATGTTTTTACAAGTAATAATCTAAATTTATTTTTATACCTTTTCTCATTTAAAACGCCGAACATAACATAATTATAATTAAAATTTATCCTTATTTTTTTTGCCCCAACTAATATATGTTATATTTTGTTTATAATTTATTCCATCATATATTTTTCTAAAATCGTGTGCATGAGTATTACATATACAAACTTTCTCTTTTTCGTCACAGAGATAATCTGTTTTTTTATAAATTTCTTTATCTTTGTGATTCAGATAAAATTCTGCCATATTATTAATTACACATTTTTTTTGAGGAGATTTTATAAAATAATCATCGTGAAACATTTTACTATTTATTAAAATAGTATCTAACCAATCTACATCAATGACTTTATAGTTGGATCTTATATGTTTTATTTCATTATCATTTAATGATGTATAATGAGAATTATAATATTTTTCAGAATTATTTGCTGTTAAATTACCCATTATGTATAAAATTATATTATTTATTTAAGTTAGTTTATAATATACTAATTCAGAATTTTAAATGTGTAAAGGTGTAAAAATTTGGATCAACCTTTAAAAAGGTTGAAAAAGACAAACGGCGTTAAGAAACAACCTCGTAAGAGTAAGCACGCCTGTTGATTTTACATTTTTTAATTATTTTTTATGCCGTTTTTCTCTGCGTTTGAAATGTTAAAAGGTGTAAAAGTAAAATTATAATTTATATTGGAGCATTATCATCTGGTTTTTCTTTAATAATACCTATTATTTTTTGTTGAGCAAAAAAATAAAATAAATAAGCACATAATATACCCGTTAAAGCTCCAACAAGAACTTGTGTAAAAGTGTGATGTTCAAATTTTACACGTTGATACATTGTTAATAAAGATATTATTAAAAAAATCAAAGTTATTTTTGTATTTTTTAAAGCAAGAAAAATAAATGTTGTTGTAAACATTGTACTCTGAGAATGTCCAGAAGGCATACCAAAAATATCATATGGAACCCCATCTTTAAAAACAAACCGGTGTCCATTTTTTATGGCTAGATTAAATTCTTTTAAATCTTCAGATGGTCTAGGTTGTTTAAAAATGCCTTTTAAAATTAGATTTAAAATAGTAGTAATTACTATTCCAATTTGATAATAAAAAAATAAATTATATTTATTCCATAATAAATAACCAGCAAATATGATTAAAATAAATGGTCCAAAATAGTGAAAAATTGAAAAAAAATTTGTAATTAAATCCATTATATATTAAATATATAAAATTAATACTGATATAAACAATCACAAATTAAAGTTACACACCAATCATTACCATTTAAGTTAAGAACATTTCCTTTGTCATCAAGTAATTTAACACATAATCTATCTATGCCCACAGGTCCAAAATAAGTTCTTATACTTTCTTGTATTGAACCACTAAATTCAACTAATAATGAACCAGTAGACGCTCCAGATGTTTTTATTGGTAAAATAGCTAAAATATCAGGCGTTGTAGGCGATTTCATTAAGTAATTTATTGAATTATTTTTGTTTTTATTAATTTCATTAATAGTATAAATTTGTGATTGTGTTAATGTTCTAGGAGCACTTGGTAATACTATTTGTGTTGCAGCATAATTGCCTTCATATTTACCTCCTATTAATAATCCATTAGATGTAGTACTATTTTGAGTATCAAAAATAGATTGAATATTTGCTTCATCTACAATTTGTTGTAAATTATTTCCCTGTTGTGATGGTATTGAACAAGTATAAGGCAAATCATTTGAATAATAAGATGGTATTTTTAATGTATTTGAATATTGTGTAATGGAAACAATACCATTATTAACATGGTTTTGATTATAATCATCAATAACTAACAATAAATATTTTGGTCCATTTAAATCTAATATACATGGTGCTATGTTGCCATTTATTTCAACATACATATAAGGGACACGATAACCCATAATCCAACCCAATGTATTATTTAAATAGTGATTTGATTTACTTAAACAATTATTATTACATTGAAGAATACCTGTAAAATCGTAAAATATTATTTTAGTAGATGTAGTTATTTTAAAATTAGTATGTAAATCATTAATAGTGTTTCCTGAAAAATCTGTTCCAATCAAATTTAATGTTATTTTTCCATTATTTGAATTATATAATACAGGTCCTCCAGGTGGAAAATTATAAAATCCAGCATTGGTAAAATTATTAGACAAATCAGTTACAAACTCAGAAGCGTTATAGTTTCCAGGATCGACTGAAACCGCTACATTTGAACTACCATCATTAATCCATAAACATGTATTTCCATAAGCTAAATCAATAGTGTACCAACTAAAAGGTATTTGGTAAGAATATAAACGTAAACTAAGAACATCTTTTAACCTATCAGACAAGTCAAGTGTATAATCAGTAGATGTCGAATCCGTGCCATTAGTATATTGTCTAAATTGACTATCTAAATTAATAAATCTACTAATAGTATTTTTTAAATTCGGATTTAATGAATCTTGTTTAACTGGAACTTGATAAGTATCATTTACACCAAGTTGTTCTCTATTCATAGGCGCATGTTGATTTCCAAAAGTTTGAATTTTTTGTTTTCTATCTGTAATTTTTTCATTTTGTGTATTATCATTTTGTTTCAAATTTTCATTTGTATACCAATCTGTAATTTGTTTTTCTCCTGCTGGATATTTTGCTTCATTGGACATACTATCAAATCCTTCTACAATAATTTTGTCTCTAGTATCCTTATCCTTAGTATTATCTTTTAATCCTTCGAAATATTGTAAAAGCTGACTTTGAATCTCACGAAAAAAAACAGAAATTTCTGGTTTAGAAGTTTTAAAACGTTGTATTTGTTTATTCGTTTTGGTTATAATATCATCACGATTTAGTTCATTTAATTCTGAAATAGCCATTAATTCGGATAAAGTATAGTTTGAAACATTTGTGTCTATGTCTATAGTTGTCATATGTTAAATATATAATAAGCTTTTAATTTTAAATTAATTTATATTAATAGTGATTTTAGTATTTATAAATTGTTTTCTTCTATTTTATTTGTTTCTTCTATACAAATTTCATCTACAATTAAATACTCTAATTTAAAACATTGTACAATGCTATTTATAATTTTATTTAAATTTATTTGATTATATTCTTTATTTTTTTTTGATGCCAATAATTTTGAAGTAATCGTTGTAAACCCACTACCTCTTTTTAAATGTGTTTTTTCTTTAAATACAATATAATCTAATAAATTTACAAGATTCTCATCATATCGTATTAATTTTTCTCTATCAATATGATAATTGCTTTTATATACAAATCTATTATAATTTCCATCTTGATAAATATTATAATATTTATCAAAATAAGCTCTGTTTCTTACCAAACCAATACCTTCAATATTATTTGTTTCATTATTCATTTCAACTACTAAAACTAAAGAATCATATAATATTTTAGGCGACATTTCTTGAGGTGAGCCATAAATACATCCAGAAATATTATTTTTAAACCTATAATTTTTATTTGATTCCCAAGTAGTATTAGTAAATCTTGTTGTAGAAAGTGTATACATTTTAGCTTAAATTTATATAATTATATTTTTTGTATTCAATTTTAAAATAAATCAAATATATTTATTATATATGAATTGTTGTATTTGTGGTCCTGTCAAAAATTGTGGTTCTTATTTAAATAAAGTTCTAGAAAACATTGAAAAAATAGGTTCTCTTTTTAATGATTATACTATATTAATATATTATGACCAATCAACCGATAATACATTACAAATTTTAAAAGAATATCAACTCAAAAATTCAAGATTTAATTTTTATATAAATAAAAAACCTACAAGTAATTTTAGAACTCATAATATAGCGGTTGCTCGTAATTTTTGTCTAAATTTTGTAAGAAATAATAAAGAACGATTTCCTTATTTTATAATGATGGATTTTGATGATGTAAATTGTAAAGAAGTAAATACAAATACTCTTGAAAAATATTTAAAGAGAGAAGATTGGGATGGATTGTCATTTAATACAAATCCATCATACTATGATATTTGGGGACTCTCAATATATCCATTTTGCTTTAGTTATAATCATTTTAATAATAATTATAATTATCATGGAATAATTAAAGAGTACGTTACAAAACAATTAAATAGTTTGAAACCTGGCCAGCTTCTACCTTGTATTTCATCATTTAATGGGTTTTCTATTTATAAAACCAATAAATTCTTATATACTTATTATGATGGAAGAGTAAGGGTAGATTTGTTTTCTAAAGAAAATATATTAGCACACGCAAAAGCACAAAAATCTAGAGGAATTATTTATAGGGATTATGGTCATATTAAAGGAAGATACGAAGATTGTGAACACAGAGCATTTCATCAAATGGCTAGAAAAATATCCGGGGCTAGAATAATGATTAGTCCAGAGGTTTTATTTTTTTAAAGTAATAAAGTAATAAAATGGGTTATTTATAGATTTTTTTTTCATTCCATAAATTAGCATAATAAGGGTTTTTCTGATATATATTTTGTTCTTGCCTATATTCATCATACATTTTTAAAATAATTATATCGTTTACACCATTATTATAACCTATATAATAATTATCTCGACCATTTGCGGTAGCATTTTCAAAATACATTTCCATTTGTTTTTTTTCTCTCTTTGAAAAGAAAATACCAAGCAATCCAGGGCCGGTTGGACATAAAGCATCAACACCATAAAATTTATTTTTAACATTATTTACAATTTGACGAATACAACTATACAAAATAATATTACCCGGTTTGCAAACGATTAAACCAGTTAATGTACCACCAGGTGGGTCTCTATCTCTCACAAAATGTTCTTTTTCTGTGAGAGATATCAGCTTAAAATTATTTACACACCCAAATTTAATATCCATATAAATTCCGCCATTTATAAAAAGAACACAATATCGCCATAAATCAGATTTATATGAGCACGGAATTAACCCGTCATATGCTTCTAGTACATCTGGTTTAAAATGTATTTTAATAAATTCTCTACATTCATTTTCATCATAAAGATGAAATTTCATTTTTGGATTAGCCGAAATAAGTTTTTCATAATTTTGTTTCATTAAAGGGGGCAAATCTTTTGTATGCCAACAAGTATATACATTTAAAGGTATAATGCTATTATAATTTTCTTTTAATTTAAAAAATTTACTATTTTTAATAAAATAATTTATTGTTTTTATTTTTTCATTTTTTATAATGTCCTTACCACCAGGTAATTTATCTCTAAAACATAACATTAATTTAATGTTATATTTTTATTTTTAATTTTAAATTATATATTTAGATATCTAATTCTTGATTTATTCTATCACTCATTATTTTATATCTTTCATTTTCTAAAGTTTGTTCTAGCACACACCAAGGAGTACATGATTGTAGCGCATCTAAACCTTGGTCACAAAACATGTTCAAAAGTGTCGGACTAAATCCAGACATCATGGAAGCGTTTGCTTGTGTTGACAAAGTGGGAAATCCACTTGTACTTCTCAAGTTCCAAAATAGAATATGTGGTGGTTTATAAGGTTTTTTATGTTCACTTCTAAGACCAGCTTGCTCATATTTCAGCTTGATACTATCATATAGAGTTAATCCATTTCTATCTGCGGCATTCATTTGCATATCAGAAAGAATAACAAGGATTAAATCTTGTACATCATCTGGATCCATCTTATTTTGAATAATAGCATCTAAAATAGTATCCAAGGCAGCATGAAAGTTAGTATCCATTCCCCATTCAGCTCTTTGAACAACCTCAACTTGAGAAACAAAATCAGAGTAAGGCTCTAGATTTACCCAAGTTGGCTTAGCACTAAAGGTCATTACACGCTTACCTAATACTGACTTATCCGCAATTCTGATACCAAGCGCAATAGCAACATTCATGGGGTCTCCATCCATAGACCCAGAAACATCAACCATAGCAATCATTTTACCAAGAGCACTATTTTGATTAGCATTATCACGCCATTGTGAATTCAAAAGATCTATTTCAATTTGCGTATTTGGAAAACTTTTTTGATCTATTAATTGAAACGCTTGTTTTGTAAAATCTGCCATTCCAACACGCGCACCTTTTACTTCTGTACCATTTTTAACCGCGTTTTCAATATGACACTTAAAATGATAGGCACACTCAATTCTATCTTGAGAATCTGGAAATCTTGGTTGCCCTGTCTTCTTAACATTTAAAAATGCCTTTTTTTGCTTTGTCATTGAAATAGAAGTGACATTATTAAAATTAATATCAGACCAAGTTTTAGCACATTGTTTAATTTGTAGTGTATCCAATTTTTTATTTAATTCAGATAACAACTTACGATAATCCATCTTACATTTTAGTACAGCCTTTTTCTTTCTCTCCTCTGTATTGGCTGTTTCCATATAATTAATAAAATAACTAGTAGCTAACGACTCGTATAGCCATCCAAATGTTGACTTTTCTCTTGGTACCCATTTTGATACTAAAGAAATGTTACTATTTCCCTGTTTATAATTATCATAATCCTTTTTTAATTGTTCATTCATAAGAATAATAGCATAATGAATTAAAGGATGAAATACATGCATTCCTTTATTTTTACAATATTCACAAAAATACTTGATATCCTTCCAAGAGCCATACTGATGTACCTTATTGTCATCATTTGTTACCAAACACTTAAGAGCAAATAATGCCAATTGAGGATAAAAATCAAACCAAGTATAAATCATCATATAAGTCAAATTATACTCACCTTTTCCGTCAATCATGTCACGAGTATGACCTATCATTCTATAAAGAAGAGATAAATAGCCTTTTGCCAATTCTCTTTCAACAATTTTATCACTGGTTGTATTATCTTTTAAAGTAGATAAAATCTCTCTTAAAATAATAGCAAGTTTATTTTCTTGATTCTTATCTGTTCTAACCAATTGAAAACTGATTTGAAGAATTTTCTCTCTAATATTATTTGACCATCCATATTCTACATGACCATTTTCACCAATTTGTTTAGAAGTATAATTATCGAGTGCGTTAAGGAGTGCTGCCATTTGTGGATAAATAATATATTTTTTTGTCTTTATATTATTTTAAATATATAAATAATTAATATTTTTTTATTGTTTTTTTATTTGTATTTTTTGTAATATATACTTTTTTTGTACTTGTATTCGCATTTGATATTTTATTTTCTTTTGGTTTTTCATAATAAATAATAATTAAGCTATTTAAATCTTGAAACATATTAATTGTTTTTTCAAAAATTATTGTATCTATATTTCTATTAACAATTAAAAAATTATCATTAAATCTTGAAATATCATCTGATAATAAAAAATTTTTTATATCATCTGGTTCTAATGTTATATTATATTTTAAAATTGATAACAATGAATATTTTTTATTACTATCAATATTATTTGAATTTCTTTTAAGTAATCCAATTATTTCATCTCTAGTAATACAATTTTGTACAGATAATAAAAAAGATTCTTGTTTAATTTTTTCTATTTCATTGAATCTATTAATATAAATAAAATCAATATTAATATAATACAAATTATCCTTATAAAAATCTGTATATAATTTATCATTTTGTGTAAAATTTTTTATCCATTCATCATTTAATTCAATACTATTAAACTCCATAATATATTATAAAATAACTATATAATACATTACATTTTTTAACTAATTATAAAAATCTTCATTCTTTGATAAAGAATGTGAATTTTCTGATTCTTCTTGTTCTCTCAATTTTTCCATTTCTTCCTCATATTTTTCATCTAATTTATCAAAATATTCAGAATCATGATTCACATCTAAAAACATTCTTTCATATTCATCGTACCCCCAATTATCTATATATTCTTGTGTTCGTTTTAAATGTAAATCAACTAAAGCATTTATTACTTCATGCGAATACAATTTTTTTTTATATTCTTTATTTTCTTCTTGATCTTTTTTCTTTTTTTCGTCTGCTTCATAATCTGCATTATATTTTAAAACCATTCTATTTGATTTTTTATCTCGTGTTATTAATACCCAACCATATGGAATATCATATTCTTCTTCTTTAATATTTTGTACCTTTTCTTTTTTAATACCTACTTTTTCTAAAAAGGTTGACCCTTGTTGATTAATAGGATTAATTTTTTTTTCAACTGAAACTAATTCTGGAAAATTATCAATGGAAAGATCTTTTAATACTTTCAATGCATGTTGCTCTTCTTTTGTGTCATTTAATTCTTTTTCCCTTTTATCTGATAGCTTTTTGGAAAAAATATTATTATTTGAATATTCCGTTTTATATCTTGATTCTTGGGAATATTGAGATTTTGAGTTAAAATAATTGCTCATTTATTATTACTATTATGTATAATTAGATATACTATTATTGTAATTATGTTTAAATAATTTACAAATATTAATAAACTATAAACAATTTAAAGATATTAAATATATGTATATATCTCCTTATAGCAATCATTTAGATTTAGTTTATTTATAAAAATAACAAAGCATTATATATATTTATAGGAGGTAGCAAACAAATCTGTATCTTATTTTGTTCATTAAATATTGTAAATAAAATTGATTTTATTATATATATAATAAATTAATATATTACATCAATAGAAAAATGTTCAACAGAGTTAAATATTTCATAACAAAAAATTTTAAAAACCCCTCTACTAAAGAGAAGTTAAATAAAATCAAAAATAAAGTAAATAATAATGAGTCCAAGTTTATTATTATTCGTAAGTATCATACTTCAAATACTAATTTTAATAATAATTTTAATGGTAATAAACCACCAAATTATAGTATGATTATTATTTGTTCACTTGCTATTGGCGCGTTTTTTAGTATAAAAAAAAATTTATAAAAGTTTGTATGGTAAAATTTTTATAAATAATAAAATTTAATTAATATTGGTTATTGCTCTAAATGTCATCAATATTAATTTCTTCTTCTTCATTAAAATTTATCGTTGTACTATTTCCATTTGCTGAAATTTGTGTTTCAATCAGATTTTGATATTCTTCTGTACTTTCATCTATAAATTTAAATTCTTCAGTATCACCAATAGTATCAATATTGCCAAATATATTATCATTTTGTATAAATGTGCTCCAACTAACATTTGTCACATTTTTTTTAAGTTTCTCTTTATCTGAGCTGTCATAAACCTCCAATAGGTCACAATTTTGTAATTTTTTCCCATCACTTTTTTTATCTAATTCCCATTCTCTTAGCCCAACAAGAATCCAAGAACCATTATTTATTGTATTATCTCTTTTCCCTCGTCCTCTAAATTTGCCTCTAATATGACACAATCTAGTTACTCCATCTATACAAATAACATGACACATGCCATTTCCTAATGTTTTTGTTACTTGAGCATATACTTCACATACATCTTCTGAAAGTCGCAATGTATTAGATTTTGGAGCCGTAATAAATTTACGAGCTTGTCCCTTAGTTTTATTTCCGCCAGTATTCTTTACCATTTTGCTTATAATAATATCTTTTGTTTTTTTGTTTATATTCATTTCAATTTTATTTTTATAAAAAAAAAAGAATATTTATTTGCCCATAAAATATTCATATTTTGTTTTTTATTTTTTATTTTTTATTTTTTATTTTTTAAATATTATTTTTAAAATAAATTCAATTAATAAATTTTGCTTTTGCTTTTTTAACATCATCATCTACATTTTTTATATGTATTGTTTCCCAGTACCTTGAATCATGAAGTTCCGCATCAGATAAAATCCAATTTATTTTATTATCAAAAATTTTTTCTGCTATTTTTCTTGCTCTAAAATGATGAAAATCGGATGTTACCACAAATACTTCGGAATAATCAATATTTGTTTCATCTAAATATTTTTTCACCATAATGAAATTCTCCGCCGTATTTGTCGCTACATTATCATAAATATAATTCCAATTATTACCTGCTATATCACGAGCATATTTGTCTTCATACTGAGAAATTTGGGATGCCATTTTTTCTGCTTCTGTTACCATGTCCTCTGATGGATTCTTTATTCCACCACTTAAAAACCAATTGACACTGGTTTTATTAAAACTACTCGCAAAATGTACTGCTGTAGTTATCCTATCATTCAATAAATAGGAAATATTGCACCCCAAAAGAACCAATAAAATATTCATCATTTTTGATAATTGCGTTGTTTGTTTTATAAATAAAAAAATATTTACAAAAGCATTTCAATTTTATTTATTTTTTATATATTAAAATAGTATTTATTAAAATACTTAAAATATATATTTTATTTTATTAATATCATTTAAAATATCATCATCTAACTCAAGAATTCCATTGTTTTTATGTTCATTATAAAATGAAGTCCATGTCATTTCACTTTTTATTTCTTGTAATGCCTTATTCTGTGTTTCTATTTTTTGCTCATCTGGCTCATAACCAAATTCATTATAAAACGCCTGTTCATTATCATCACTATTTTCTTTTTCAGTAAATATTATTTTTTTATTAATTTTGTCAATAAAACCATTATGCTTCCCAATTCTCTCATTCCACAAAGGTGAAAATGAAGCGTGATATAACCAATTATCACGATATGCATTAATTATGTTGTTATTTTCTCTCTTCAAATGAAATAAGGAAAGATAATTATATTTGTCAATACTATAAATCGCAGCCAAAGGAAGAATTTTATAAGCTGGCAAAATAGCAAGTAAATCATGTTTTTTTAAATCAGCACAAATATTTTCATATATTATTACATCTTCTGGTTCAATATGAACATAAATATTTTTACCCATTTTCACATTTTTTATAACCGCAAAATAATGTAATATTCTTGCCAATAATATGACTCTTTTATTGGGTGAATGATAAACATTATTTAATATTTTTTTATATTCAGTAATAATCTTCTTACTATCTAGTTTAATTCCTTTTTTAGTAAAATATTCTATCACTTTGGTAAAAGTACCAATAATTTGTTCTTCTTTTATTTCTGATAAAATAAAGGATGCTAGTATCATATAATCTTCACATTTTAATACACTCTCTAATTCAATTTCATTCATTTCAAAATCACACATATTTACTATTTGTTTCAACATGAAAATATCCATATTATGCGGTCTTATCATAAAATTGTGAACTATCATAGATAAATAATGTTCACAATTCGTTTCAAAATCTAAATTACTATTTAATTTTTTTAATAAATATTTTTCAAATGATGGATTTAATGTGTAATAAAAGTCATAATACATAGTCCAAAATAAATATGTCAACTCTGTTTTAAATCCAGAATAATATAATTCATAAGCCCAAAATATTGCTTCTTCTTTTTTATTTAGGATACATAAAATAAAAGATAATTTGACTTCCTCTTTTTCATAAAGATATCTAGTAAATTGTATTTCAGAATTCATTTTATTATTATTTATTACCAATTAAAATAATAATAATAAATCAATTTTATTTTATATAAAAATATAATTTGTGTAAAATACTTTTATCTAAGTTAATATTATAATGAGTGCTTGGAACGATTTTGTTAAAAAAATTTACTGGGAAAATAAGAAGAAAAATAAGAACTTTCAATTTAAGGATGCTTTAAAGGAAGCTAGTAGACGTAAAGGAGAAATGGGAACTAAGAGCAATAAATCTGTAATGAAGAGTAAAAAATGTTGTAAATGCCCCACAAAAGGGACACGTAAAAAAAGAGGTGGAACTAGAAGACGTTAAATATATAAATTATTACGACGAATTATTATTCTATGAATAATTTCTTGTATATCGACTAAATCTGATATATTATCATTCGCATCTTGGTCGCTTATTGGAGTATGTGGAGTTGTTTTATAATTTTTATATATTTTTTTAATTATTTGGTCTGTTATTAATTTGGATTCATTTAAAACAGGATTTGTAGTTCTCTTCAATTTATTATTAATATTTTCCATAATATATTAATTATAGTTATATTTTCAATATACTTTACTATATAATATTTATTTACTATTAGTTTAATAAAAATTCATACAGATTTTTTAGTTTTTTAGACGAAATATCATTTATAAAAGACCATTCATCTGTATCTTCATAAAATAACTTATTATAATTTTTAATCGTTTCTTCTAATGTTTCTCTCTTTAAAGGATTTGGATGAATATTTTTTGTTAATAATATCGTAAATTTATTTAAAAAAGTCCCTTTTAGAGAGAAAAATCTTGTAATATTACCAACAATATGTAAATAAAGTATACTAATACTATAATTATCCCAATAATCATTATATTGTAAAATATCGGTAATTATTGCTGTTTTTGGATTGTTAATATATTTTTTTAAAGTTTCTATACAGATTTTTTCATATGAATCCTTGTAGTTTTGTGAAAAAAGCGATAATATATTCATATTTTTTACATAATTACTACAAATTGATTCTATAAGTGATAATGATAAGGTTTCTTCATTATTCATTATTAAATAAAATAATACATGTATTTCTAATGGTTTATAAGTATAATTATCAATATTTTTAATTATATTTTTAATATATGACTCATTTAAATTAGAAATTAATAAGCTATTTTGAAAATTTTTTAAAAAAGGTTTGTCATGTATAGAAAATACAATATTATCAGTACTTAGTTCAAAAAAACATATATTTTCATCACTTAATCTAATTAAACTATTCAATAAAAATGAATAAGAATCTAGTACATTTAAAATGAATTGTTTTATATTTGGTAATTTAAATAAAAAATCTTGAAAATCCACATATTTTTTATTATTATAATTAAAAATTATATATTTATTGTTTTCATACAAGTCTATATTTTCTATCATATTTTCATCAATTTTACTAATATCTATAAAATCATAGTTTGTAAGTGTATTATAATAATTCATATTATAAGGCATATTTAATATAATTTTACTAATATTTATTTCGTTTATAGAAAAAAAATCATATAGCACTATTTTTGATTCTGATTTATCATTATCAGTATCATTACAAAATTGTTTTTTTTTAAATATTTGATTATTGATTAAATTAACATCTATATTTGGCTTCATTTATTAATATTTGTTATTACTTTAATATTTATTTACTAACATAAAATACCTATTTTTATAAGTTTTTTTAATTTTGTCTTTGATTTCTGTGTGATTTGTTAAACCACACTTACATAATCTTTTCACTTCTTCTTGTAATATTTCAATATTTTCTTTACAAAATATTGTAAACCCCTCTGATGGTTTATACTCTTTATCACCAACATTTTTGTGAATATGTTGGTCCATGGCTGCCAGCAATTCTTTTTCGACTCCAACATAAACACGTCTTTTTTGAGGTTCCTTTTTTTCAGTGCTTTTCTTTCTAAAATAATAACGTGCGCTTTTAAACATCTTATCTAAAATATTACCATCATAACCTAAATTGATTAATCTTCTTACCTCTTCATCTACTAAACCTTGATTTTCTTCAACCCAATTATTCCAGGCTTCTTTAAAATCTTTTCTATGATCATATTGATGTATTTTTGAAAATTTATACATCTCATCAGTAAACTCTCCAATAAATTTATAACGATAAATATTTATATTTTTTTCGTCATTTTCATTAATATCATTAATTATATTATCAATATCATAATTAGAGTTATTAATCATTTCCATTTTGCTTTAAAGGTTGTCTTCTTTATTCTATTATATTTTTAATATTTAAAAGTATTTCGATTTCAATTTTATTTTAAATATAAAATTGAAATAAGTGTATTTATATTTTAATGTCTTTTATTTGTTCTGCGTTTTTTATGTCTTTTATACCTTTTATTTGTTTTGCGTTTGTTATATCTTTTGTAAGTTTTATTTTTCCCTCCATTTATATCATATCCTCCATTTGAAAAGTCTCTTTCATACAATTTTTCAAGTTCAGAAATATTTATTTTTTTTGTTCCTTTACTAAGATCTACTCTACTAAGTTGTAAATACTTTTGATAAATTTCATAATATATATTACCATTATTAAAATAATCTATATTTTGCATCAAATCTCTTAGTTTAGCAAATTGGACATACTCTCCAAAGGAATATTTTTGATAACTTAAATCAATTTTTATAATATCATATAAAAATATTCTTTCTATAAAATTATTTTTTTGAATATCATTTAATTTTTCAAATGTTCTTGATTCAATATATTTAATCGTATTATCATATACTCCAGTAACATTTTCTTCTTTATCTTCAAAATTTATGTCTACAGATTCCACTACAGAAAGTCGATCTTCTGGTTGATACATTCGTGGAAAAACCTCTGTTATACCAGGAGGATAAGTACTAGGATCCGGATAATAATCCTCGTTTAAAAAATTATATACTCTTCCAAAATCAATTATAAAACATTTATCGTCCGTCACCAAAAAATTTTGTAAATGTAAATCACAATGTATTGTTCTATAATTCAAATAAAGTCTTAATACCTGTGCTGCAGCATAAATAACAATTTTTTTTTTATCATCTTGACTAATACTTCCATCTTCAAGAACACTTTCTAATGTTTTAGCTGGTCTACCATCAATAGATGTTAATAAATTTTGTGTAATTAAACCAATTGACCTAACACTTTTAAAACCCTTATTATCTTTTTGATCAATCAAATAATCTGAAATAGCTTGTAATTTTACTCTTTCTTCTAAATTAGTCGCTTTACTTACTATCATATCTAAAATAGAAATTGATCTATCCTTGAAAAAAGCTATATTTGCTACTGATGGACATATGGGAACTCTACCAGAAGAAAGACTACTAATCCAAAGAGCCTTTTGAAATTGAGCTTCTAAAAAAAAATTCCGCTTGGTATCACTTTCTTTTTCGTTATCATTAAACTCATCTAAACTTCTTTCTTTATCATCATCTACAATTGAAAATTTTAATAAATATTTTGTAACTGGTATATTTAAACTACTAAATGTATCATTATGTGTAGTATATTCATAATTATCACCTACAACATTCATTACTATCATAAACCCCATTAATGATGTAATTGTTAAAACATTAAAAGTAGTTCCTGGAGCTCGAATCATATCTAAAACAGGTTGAAACCCCATTTTATCACGATTTTTTTTTTTCAAACCACCTTTTGACGTAAACATATATTATAATTAAATATAATAAATATATATATATTAATAATATACCAATAAAGAAATGAATTTTTATGATAACCATGATGATAATAATAATAATATTCGACCTCCTGATGAAGTAAAGAGTGAGACACTTATAGAAGATTATACAAATAATTATAGGAATAATTATGATAAAGAATTGGAAGAAGCACTATATCAAAGCATTCAATTATATGAAAATGAAATGAAAAAAAATGAAGAACACGAACAAAAAATAATTGAACAAGACAAACAAGAAATACAAAAAAGAAAAGAAATAGTAAAACCTATTTTATTTGAATTAAATAGAATCAAAAATTATGATATTAAAATTTGTAAAATATTAGAAATTTTGGAACCTGTATTAGAATTATATTGTGGTTTAACAATTGAAAATTATGTTGCTGATAATGAAACATATAATTATATTTTTAATGGGTTAAAAAAAATCAGAATTAATATCGAATTTTTAAAGTCTATTATAAAGTGTGAATAATATATAATATTTAGTTTATTGCGTTTGTTTTATTTGTTAAATTTTATCACCCTTATGTCATTGCTTATATTTTTAATTTCACTTGTTGTTTCATCATATTTTTCTTCAATTAATACTTCCTCTATTTTCTCTGAATTATTTTCTTCTTGACATAAAGATAATGATTCATAAAAATCTTTTACTTTTTTATTAATTCGTATTCTTTTTGCGTCAAAGGAAGTAAGGTACAAACCATCCAAACTTTTTACTCTTGAAAGTGCTACATATGTTTGCCCACATTCAAATATTCCACTTCCAACATCGATTTCTGCTGTATCTAATGTAGCACCTTGCGATTTATGAATTGTTAATGCCCATGCCAAAATTAGTGGGACTTGAGAAACACCTATACCTGGAATTTTATCACTTACCCAAACATGTCGCATCATTACTCTTTCAATACCATTATTGAATTTAACACGCGGACAACATGTAATATCACAAAAACCTGTAATTATTCCTTGGCTCCCATTACAAACTTCTAAACCTATATCCGATTGAATATTTATAACACACATTATTTGAGCACCTATTTTTAATTTCATTTCTTTTTCACAAATTAAATTATTTGCCAAAAAATCTAATTCTAGTTGAATATCTTTATCAGTATATTCATATCTAATAGCTCTTTCTGATTTTGTCATTTCCAAATCCTTCAAATATTTTATATTGAATTCTTTTTCGCATCCTTCCAGTGAGCTCATTTTTGTATTATTTATATTTTCTACCTTATTACGTGTAGGATATAATTTTGTCGGCTCAGCTACTAATTTTGTGTCAAAAGGTCGTCCTACATATTCTAGAAGTAAATCATTAGACTTGCGTTTAATTTTTCCCTCTCTGATTTGATTCAAAATAGTTGAATATATTTCATCTGTTTGTCGGAAAATTTTTACTAATTGGATTTGACAATTGTTATGAAATACATTATTCCAATCTTCGCTTTCAAAACAAAAACGCTGCGTATCTGGCTCCTCTTTATCTCCAACTGGCGGCAATTGAAAGAAATCCCCTGAAAATATCAACTGAATTCCGCCAAATGGTTTCTGATTGTTTCTTACTGCTTTTCCTATTGCGTTTAAAGTATCAAATAATTTTAATGAAAACATACTTACTTCGTCTACTACTAATATGTCAGTACCTTTCCATAATGCTTTGGCAAATTTATTCTTTTTTATTTTGTTTACTAGATATTCAATTGTTCCTTTTCCTAGACCAATACCAGCCCATGAATGAAGCGTTTTTGCTTTACAATTTAAAAGAACTGCCGCACACCCTGTAAGAGCGGTTACTTCTATATTTTTATTACTATTATATGCGTGCTTATATATTAATCTAATTAAAGCTGATTTTCCTGACCCACCTGGACCTGTGATAAATATGTTTTTCCCTTGAACATATTTATCAAATGCTATTTGCTGTTCTCTTGAAAGTTCCATTATATATTTTATTACTTTATATTTAATATTGTTTTTTAATCAATTTTATCTATTTTAAAAAATCCACTTTTAAAAAGTAGATGAAGTGAATTCTAATATTTTTACTCTCTTTTTTAAATCCTTTGTTTCTTTAATTAAAATACCTATTAATCCATTATAATTTACTGTTTGTACATCTTCACCATCTTTTTTTCCTGTTACTAAAAATGGGTACAATTCACCTAATTCATGAGCTATTATACCAATATCTTGTTTACCCAAATTTTTATTGATATAAGTAACTGGGTTTAAATTATCGACTGAAAATTTTTCATCTAGTGGAGTTACATTATCCTTAATACGATAATCAGATGTTGCATTATAACTTGCGGCACTAACGCTTCCATTGGCATTAATATTTCCACTGACAAAAACGCTTCCAGTATAAAAGAGACCAGTAGAACCAGTTATTCCCCAATAAGATGATCCAGTTCCACCTTGTGGTCCTCTGTCTCCTGTAGGACCTCTGTCACCTGTAGGACCTCTGTCACCTGTAGGACCTTTTGCACCTGTAACCCCGTCCAATCCCCTTTTTCCATCTGGTCCTGTAGCACCTGTAGGACCTCTGTCACCTGTAGGCCCTCTGTCACCTTGTGGTCCTGTAGTACCTGTAGGACCTCTGTCACCTGTAGGCCCTCTGTCACCTGTAGGACCTCTGTCACCTGTAGGACCTCTATCACCTTGTGGTCCTGTTGCACCTGTAGGACCTCTATCACCTGTAGGACCTCTGTCACCTGTAGGCCCTCTGTCACCTTGTGGTCCTGTAGCACCTGTAGGACCTCTGTCACCTGTAGGCCCTCTGTCACCTTGTGGTCCTGTAGTACCTGTAGGACCTCTGTCACCTGTAGGCCCTCTGTCAC